AAGAAGAAGTTATTAAAGTATTAAATAATAACAATATAAATGGCTTAACAATGTATGAAGTAATGGGAGTATTTAAGCACATTGAAGATGGAGTTATTGTTTTTGAAAAGTCTTTAAAAATAGAACTATTGGAAGTAAAAGAAGAAGAAGTTATAAAGTCAATTCAAGAACTTAAAAAAGCACTAAATCAAGAAAGCATATTACTTGAGAAAGAAAAGAAAGAAATTAGTTTTTTATAAAAGAATGGAGAAGATAAAAAAAATGAATAAAGAAAAAAATATATTTTATGCAGTTTATGAAGTTTTAGAAAATGACGAAGTGATAAGAGGGGTTTTTGATTATAGTTTAGAAGTGGTAGAATTTTTGGAAAATAAAATAGATGTAAGGCATTTATCAACGTATATTAAAAATGAGTATATTATAATATTGAATAATAGAAGTTATAAAGTTTACAAGTTTAAAGATAACGAATAAAGTTATCTTTTTTTTTATGGTGTAAAATTTTAGAAATACTTAAAGGGGGCAAGGGGTGTTATACCCCCTTTTTTTTAATAGTGTAAAGTTTACAATTTTAAAATTAACTTTAAAATTTTAATATCAAAAATAATGAAATAACATTTTATTATTTTATTAAAGGGGGGCGTATTTTACAAATCATTTACACATTTTTTTTGAAATATAATGTGAGCACTTACCAACTCGAACCCCTATTACGATTTTCCCACTCACCTCATTCCTCATCTCAACCTCTTTAAATCTTCACTTCAACCTAACATTCCATCATCAATTTTAAACGCATTTTTAGCCCCATACAGCCACATTTATCTATCCCCTTGCACATTTATATTCCAAAGTCCAAAACACGCTTAAAACATTTTAAAAACAAGTCCCTATAATAAATCGTCTTGAGCGTAGCGAAAGACGATAAAAAAACTAATAAAGCAAGACGATTTATTTTGCTGATGTTCCACATCAGTTTTTCTTCTTGCGAAATTAGCACTTCGGGAGCCTTCGCCCTCACAAGGCGAAAAAGGCGACTCGTCCTAGCGGTTTGAGCAAAGAAGGAAAACGTAAAGATAACACTATACCTAAATAGATACTTAAAAAAGACAAAGGACTTGGCTTTTGAGAGTATCGTCATAATTCCATAGTGCGAGTACATAGATAAGGGTCTATTATGAAAATGTAAAGTTGGGTGTCGTGAAACACACACTACTGCACATTTTCTTAACGGGATGCTATTTCGCTGTGAGGGCGATAGCACCCTAAAAATGTTTGAGTGTGTTAGGAACGCACGAACAAGAAATAGCATAATATATAGAGCAAAAAAAGTTAAAAAACGCACCTTTAAAAATGCCCTTAAAATCGATTTTAGCACTTTTTAGGTGCTAGAAAAGGTGCTAGAATTTTTTTTTTGCCTAGATTCCAAGGGACTTTGCAGCCTTCTATCGTTAAATATATTACTACTATAAATATTATTATTAAAGGCAATTTAGACAAGCTAAACGCATTCCCCATGTAATTCCCCACGATTTAACGAAGTACCTTGGGACGCTGTCCCAAACCCTGAGATTTTACGATATAAGACATACCGAAAGGAAAGGCATAAAAAAAAGGAAAGGCTAACGCCGTTTCCTTTCGTACATGTCGTCATTTGACTACTCAGGTTGCTTCTCAGCAGAGCCCTATCCTTTCAAATGACAAAACAAGCATACCACATTTTTATTCTAAAAGCAAGTCATATTTATTGACTTTGTTTCATAATTATGATATAATGTGACTATAAGAAAGTAGAGGGGCTTAAATGACGAGAGCAGAATTTTTAGAGTTAGGGAATTATATTAGTTTGCTTAGTACTAGGATTACCACATACGACGCTAAATTATTATGTATTCATAACAGTATGTTTAAATATGTGATACTTACAGGCAAAAAGTGTTGCATAAAAAGCATAAAAGATTCTGATAATAAGGTCTGTTCTTTTGATACTTTAGAACAGGTTAAAGGTTATATAAGGTCTTTTTCTATTGAAGGAGCTAAAAGAATTTAATATTAAAGGAGGGAAAATATGAACAATATCAAGAAGCCAGCATTTTATGCTATACATTATAGCTGGAATGACCGCCGAGTAAAACCTATGAATGTAATAAGTACAGCCATAATTGATGAACTTAAAAAGAAAATTAAAAAAGGTGCAAAAAGGAACGAACTTAAAGAAAGGTTAATTTCCTTACTTAAATATTATTACTGGAGTAAAGCAGAATATGAGATAATGGTTGGTGACTTGTTTTGCAAACCTGGAGAATTAGAAAAGATTGATATATGGTTTCAATTAGAGCCAAATGTTGATTTAATATTAGATATCATACTAGAATATATATGCCCTAGAAAATTTAAGAGAGGAGACTTTTCAAATGAATAGGTGCGAATATGAAATAAGAAAAGACCAAACTAAAAAAGTTTTTGATGTACTGGCCGAGATGATTAACGGGGGCGGGGGTAGTTATCGTTATTTGATTTATGATGAGTTAGGGTTCATGGATGGATACGTGGATTTGATAAGTGGCCTTGCCATAACTAATGCCATTTGTGAATTAGAGGAATGCAGAAGTTTAAAGAGTTATCTCAAACAAAAAATAAAAGAGCTTGATGACTATGTGAAATATATATCACAAAAAGTAAGACAACTTAAATATCGAACTAACGGTAAAACATTCTTGGCAAATGAAATTATGAAAAGCATAGTTGCCAAAGAGACATATAAAGAAATATTAGAAAGGATGGATTGTGAATGAATTTTTTAGATATGATTATAATTATTCTACTAGCTTGTGCTGTAGTTGGGGGAATTATTTTCTTTTGTTGGGCTAAGGACGAAGGTGGCGAACCAATAATATTAGCTGCCGTAGTAGTTTTAACAATTTCACTTTGTATAGGCCTTTTGATTCCTTTTGTAGTAATAGATAAAGGGGCGGGTTCAACTGTAGGAGAAATAACAAGCGTTGATAAGAACTTCTTTGGGACTACCGCAGTTTATATAAAGACGAGCGAAATTAGCCAAGAAAAATATTGTATAGAGGATAATAATCTTGCTTTAAAGGCTAGTGATTTAATAGGGAAAAAGGTTAAAGTTTATTATAATGAAAGAGTAGGTTTGTTTTCTACTGGGGCATGTAGCGAAGCACCTATAATAAAAATAAAAGAGGTTGGAAATGGAAAAGAAATTATGTATGAGGAGGGACAAAATGATAGATAAGATAACTATTACACTAGAGGAATACAAAGAATTATTAATTATTAAGGGCAAATATGAAGAACTTAAAAGTAGAGAAGGTTCTTGGATAAAGCCTACAATAACTTGGAGAGAATATGACAAGCCTAATATAGGCTCAAATCCAAAATGGACTATTGATAGTCGTGAAATAGAAACTAACAAGGATGACTGCGATGCTTAAAGAAAACATTAATATTCTAAAGACAGATTTAGAACTTAAATTAGATGACCTTAAAAATATAAAATATAGTTTTGAGAGATATAAAATGTATGTGGAATTTGATACGATATATATAGATAATTTTGACTTCTTGTTTAAAATTAATATGATAGTAATGGAAGGATTATATAAGCCTAGATTAAATGGGTTTTATGAGAATTATAAAGATGTATATAAATTACATAAAATTACAATATCAGAGGAATTGACGAACTATCTAACGGAAAAGTTAAAGGAGCATTTTGAAAAGAAGGATGTCTTATGCTAAAAATAGATGAACTACGTAAACTTAATAACCTATCTACGAGCTTAGATGAAAAAATGGAATTAATGCAAAGAGCCGACTTTTATGATAATTATTTAATTAAATTAATGCAAAGGTTTAAAGAAAAAATAGAGTTTGATAAATACTATTTATCTTATAGTGGCGGGAAAGATAGCCATTTTCTATATTGGTTTATAAAAGAAGTATTACAAGATGACAAAATCAAGATAGTAGGAATTAACACATATATGGAACACCACGAAATAAGAGATAGGATTTATGCAAATTGTGATGTCGTGCTTATACCCAAACTAAAACCCTTTGAGATAAAAGAAAAATATGGCAGCCCTTGTTTTAGCAAACAACAAGATGATTGGATAGATAGATATCAAAGAGGAAGTAGATGCAAAAGTTTAATACAAAGAGTCAATGGCGTAAATAAAGACGGCAAACCTACCATGTATAAGCTAAGCAAAAAAGCCAAGGATTTATTATTAAGTGGTGAATTGCATAGAGTTAGCCCTAAATGTTGTACCTACTTAAAAAAGAAACCTGCCAGAGATTTTGAAAAAGAATCAGGATTAAAGCCAATTTTAGGCATACGGGGGGGGGAGAGTATTTCTAGGAATACTAAATATACTGCTTGTCTAAATAAAAAAGGTACTTTCACTCCTTTGTGGGATATGACTGATGAAATAATGGACGAGATTTATAAAAGATATAATATAGAGATACCAAGCGTTTATAAATATGTGAATAGAACTGGATGTGCAGGTTGTGTTTATGGAAGTTGGAAACATGATACTGAAAAAGAACTTGCTTTATTACCATTGTCTCAAAGAAAATTTATATGTCAATATTTTAAAGAGAGTTACGAAGTTTTAGGGATAGATAAATATGTAGACTTGGAAACAGGTGAAATGATTAAAAGAAAGGAGAAATAAGAATAATGGATAAAGAAGAATTAAATGCAAAATTAGGATATAATAAGGAACTTTTAGAACAATTATCAAATGCCTTTGATTTACAAGAAGATTATAATGACCATGGTTGGGATAAATTATTTGAAATATGTAGATATATTTATAATTTAGAACAACAATGTGAAAAGCAAAAAGAAGTTATTGATAAAGCAATAGAATTTATTAAATCAAGTCAATGTAAATACGATGGTTGGGAAATAACAAACCAATTATATGAAAATGAAATAAAACAATTATTAGATATATTAAAAGAGGTATCAAAATGAAAATAGAAGATTGTAACGAATATTATATACAAGGTTCAGACCATTATTTAATACCTAAAGAAGTACTTGAAGAATTATATTATGAGATGGTTAGTTGGAGAGAGGATTATAAAAAATTAAAAGAAGTAATTGATAAGGCTATAAAATATATTGATGATTTGAGAGATGAAAGTGCCGAGAGGCAAGGATTTTATAATTGTTTTCCAGACGATTTATATATTGCTGATATAAATGAATTATTAGATATATTAAAGGAGGCATCAGAATGAATGAAACTGAAATAAAATGGAGAAAACAATTATTAAAAAGTTTAGCAAATATAACAGACCATACGTCATCCGAATATGAAATTATTTCAAATGGTGTTAAAACTATTTCTTTTTTAGAACAAGAGAATGAAAAGCTTAAAGAAAGAATTGAATATTTAGAAAGAAGTAATAACCGTAGAGAAGATACTATCTTAGAACAAAGACAAGAAATTAGTAATCTAGAAGATAATTGGAATAAGTTAAAACAAAAAATAATAGATAGTTTTAACAAAACTCAAGATATGCAATTTTTAGGTGTATTACAAGATATGCAAGAACTAAGACAAGGAAGTGATGAGCAATGAATAAAGAAGAAATATTAAAAGAGATTATGGAACTTCCAAAAATCGAAACAAATAATCCTATAAGTGCTATGAATGGTATAAATGTTGATGACTTGATGAGTGCTATTGATAGATTTAATAAAATTCCTGACTATAATGATTTATTAAAGGAAAATAAGGAATTAAAAAAACAACTTGATGAGTATAAAGGTTCACATTATTGCAGTTTTATAGATATTTGTAAAAATACAAAAATCGCTAATTATAATCAACAAAAGGAGTTCCTAGATTATTTAGAAGATGAAATAAAAAGACTAAAAGAAAGTGATATATATCAACCATTGCAAAAAATGGCATTAGCAACACATGAACATACTTTACAAAAATACAAAAGTATAATAGGAGATATAAATGAAAAGAAATGAATTTGAACAAAAATATCTAAACAAAATGGTAGAGGTTGTACTATTTGATAATGATACTTTTAAAGGTTATTTATATTCAACTAATGACTATATGAATAAAACAAAATTATTAGATGTGAAAAACCATTATTTTGTAGGTAATGATATAAGAGATAATGGGGTAAGATTTAGAAAATCGCACATAAAAAAAATAAAGTTAGTGAGTTGTTTAAGTATAAATAAACACTATAAATTAGGAGATGATAAAAATGATAGTAGATGATGCAACTAAAACTATAATAAACGAGTTACAATATCATATAGTACCTTGCACTAAAAGTGATAATATTCTTTTAATATTTGATAATAAAGCAGAATTATTAAAATATAAAAGAGCTAAAAAATATATATGTCCTAATGAAATTTTAAAAACTCAGAATGAATTACTTGAAACAAATGCGTTAGTTGGTATTAGATATAAACAATATTATTTTGTGTAGGAGGTAAATAATGGAAGAACGATTATATAAAATATATGGAAGGATAGAAGATTTAGATAAGTTGGAAAAAGCTTTAAGACATATTGAATATTTAGGAGAAATAGGGGCTAGTAGAAATGTTTTAATAAGAGTAGATGGTGATGGCTCAGGGAGAATCAAAGTGTATAAAGTTCTTCGAGGAATGATTTATGAACAAGAAAAAATAGATAAAGAACAATATAATATAAAACAAACTAATCAACAAGCTTTCAGAGAAGATATAGTTGGAATATATGATATTGGCTAGGAGGTAAATAGTGAATGAATTTGAGAAAATAAAAAGAGAAAATGAGATTATGAGAAGATATTTAAATGCAATTTACACTTTAGGTTTTGATAGAGATGGTTTTACTAGAGCTGAAGATTTGGGGGATTTAATTGATGAGCTTGCTCATTATGCTCAATTAGGATTAGAATGTAACACAGAGGAACCTATGAGTACAAATGAGGGTATAAAATATAACATTTTAAATGAAGTTTTATATTATTCTAAAGAAAAAATAAAAGAATTGAGCAACACGGTGGAATTAATGGATAGTGAAGACTATAAGGACAGATTTAAGGCAGAATATTATCAAACAAAGATAAGATATGATAAGCTTCACAAAATGGTGATAAAGTATGAAGCAGGTACGCTTGATTTCACTCCTAGTTGTTCGTTAGAATTATTAAAGAATCAACTATCTTATATGGGAAACTATCTTAGAATATTGGAAATACGAGCAGAGGTAGAAGGGATAAAGTTATAATGAAAGAAAATGAATTTATAAAATTATGTAAAAATGAAATAATCGCATACTATAAAAAAGAAGGAGAAATTACTGACAACGTATGTTTAGAGGAAAAGGATGTTTTTGTGGTATGGCTATGTAAAACATTACAAAATAATAAAGCTTTACTTAGCACGAATATATATGATGGAATGTATTTTGAATGTACTTATAATGGTGATAAAAAAGAGTTATATTTAGATGCTTATAAGAAATGGAAAAATGTTTGTATAAAGGTAGGAGAAGAAGATGAAGAAAAATAAGATAAGTGTAATTATATTTAATGAAAATCATTGGGGTTGTTTAGCAACATTAAATAATGAACTTCCAAATATTCTATTAGAAGATGGGCAAAACTTATATCAAGGGCTAGAACATCTAAGAGAGAGCTTAAAAATAAAGTGGTCTAATGAGTTATTAAACTATATTGTAAATGCTAAAGACGCAAATGAGTATATTTTTATCGTAGCAACAAAAGAAGAAAACGACCAATTAAATTGGGTCTCAGGTACCGACGTTGAAAAATTGGGTGAGTTAAAAATAAATAGCCATTTATTAAATGACTTAATAGAAAGATTTAAGAATGGATTTGTACTTGATGGAACAAGATATATTGAAGAGGAATAATCCTCTTTTTTTTATTGACAATATACACACTTTTTGGTATAATTAGTTTAAAGATAGAGAGGGGAAATATGGAAAAAATCATTATTGGGAAATATATAAGGGGGTATGATATGACCCCTCAAAATAAAAAGACAAAAATAATTCATTTAATTTCAAATGGGGATGTCGAGACTTTGTTAGGTGTAATAAAATGGCTTGGGTCATGGAGGCAATATTGCTTCTTTCCAGAGGATAACACTTTATACAATAATGAATGTTTAAAGGATATAAAAGAGTTTTTAGAAAAATTAAATAAGGAGAAAAAAAATGATTAGTGTACTGTCATCTAAACCTAAAAAAAAGTATGAGAACATTTATTAGGGATTATAAATATTTAATAGAAAAGGCTTGTTTTAACATCAATAAGGTTGTTTTAAAAAATGGCGATGAGCTAGAATTTTGTGATAGCAAGATTGGGAAAAAAGATTGTCGTGATTTTGAAGATGTTCATTCTTTCTACTCAAGATATTATAACAAAATTTTACTAAGAAAAATAGGGATGGTAAGAAGCTTATTACATGATTACAGATGCCAAAAAGATGAAACAATAAATCTCTATTGTGATGAAATAGAATGGGCTTTAAACGAGGTAATGTAGATATGAACAAAGAAGAAAACTTAACTGATACAATATTAGAATCATTTTGGTTTGATAATGATTGTCCTATAGGATTTGGTTTTTCTTTAGGTAGTGATGAGGATAAAGCACAAGATAAATTCTTTGAGAAAAACTGTTGTGAGAAAAATTGTAACGATAATTATAAAGAATGTTGGAGAAAATATTTTGAGATATTAAAGAATATTAAGGAGGAGAAATGTCAAAAGAAAGAGAAATGAAAATCAAAAATACTTACTTGCAAAAGATTATTGATATAGGGTGCTATGATGAGAATACTATAGATGTTTCTCATTTAAAAAATATAATAGATGAACTTGTAAGTTTAGCAGAAAAAGGTCTTGATAATGATGATGAAAGCCCTTATTATGCTACCTTTGAAGATGGTAAAATCTATAATATCCTAATGGAGGAAATAAAGTGAAAGAAGAACAGAAAAAAGAATTGAGAAAGTATTTGATGGGCAAAATTAGAGAGTTGCAGGCTAATATGAATAAATCAAAAAAAGGTTTTCATAATTACACGATTGATAAGGCAAAAAGAGATATGTGTAAGGAGGTGCTTGAGAAACTATGAGTTTAGATAAAGCAATTAAATATGGGAAAGAAAAACGAAAACTTTACAGGGGAGCTAAAGCCATAGATAGATGGTGTAGAAACCATGGTAATTGTATGTGGTGTAAAGAGGGAAGATTACATAAAAATAAAAAAAGAGACAAGAGTGTCTTAGAACAAATGGAGGATTCTTATGTGTTCATGCAAAAATAGAAAAATCTCAAACGATTCTTATGATGTAAATATAAAACTTAAAGATGGCAAGATGATTAGTGAAAGTATAAGAGATATTAAAGAATTAAAGGCTTTACTTGAAATCATCAAACAGGAACCTGTCGAGGTTGGGTTACAAAGAGTCAAAGGAGTATATTATGAGAAATGATATAGGATTAATATATTTGGTTATGAACAAAATGAATCTTGGTAGATTTCATGATGAGATACTTGACCTCGGGTTTATTGCTCTTGCTAGAGGATATAAAGCATATGATGAAAGTAAGGGTGCTTTAAGTACCTTCCTCTGTGTTTGTATAAGGTCAGAATTCCTTAAATGGTTGAATACAAGAAAGAAAAAAGAAGAAATTGGAACTGAGGTGAGTTTAAATCAGGAAGTAGCAGATAACATTGAGATGGAGAGTTTAATTTTGGCTACCGAAGGGAATCCACATCGTGAATTAATGAAGAAAGAATTATTAGATTGTATAAAAAAATTACCAGAAAAAAAGAGAAACTTAATTTGGCAATTTTATTTTGAAGGTGTTTCTGTGGAAGCTCTTGCAAAGTCAAGAAAGGTTACTAGAATGGCTATTTATGACGAAATAAAAAGAACAAGGGAAAGATTAAAAAAGATATTACAAGAAAGAGGAATTAATTCCTCTCAAGATTTTTTAAGGGAAGATAATTTAATATAGGAAGGAGAAAAAATATGGAAGAATATGAAGAACTAAATGAGGAATTAAAAAAAGCTGATTTTGAACATGGCTTATTGCTTATTGTTACCTATTTTGCTGGGAGAGACATATTTCTTTCACCAATGCCTAAAAATTTAAGTAAAGCAATAGATTCATTTAAGGATAATATGGTGGATTATATTTTAGAAAAACTAAATTTAATAGAATTGTTTTTATGTAGAAAAGAGCTAAAGGATTTCGTTATTAATAGATGTGATTTAAGACTAGATGCTTATGATAGAGTTAAATTATTCTATGAAGGAGAGCAAATAGGAACATCGAGATTTAATTACAAAAAAGCAGACTTAGACAAGAATGAATTGAAAAAGTTTTTTGAGAATGCTATTGCAACAGGTAGAGATGTATGCGTTGAGGTTAAAGCACCAAAGAAAAACTTTAGTGAATATATCGTTACTAAGAACGAAGATTTAAAAGATAAGTTAGACTATTACCTAGAAAATTTTGATGATGATTTATGTTCTAAGGATGGAAATGATATTAGGATACATGAAATACTTTTATTCCATTTTATTATATAGGTAAAGAAATGGAAAAGAAAAAGTATAAAGATAAGTGCGACGAGTGTAAAAAATTTGATTTTTGTCAAGGATATAATGGCAAGGTATTATGCGAAAAATGCATTGCCAAAATAAAACAGCAATAAAGCTGTTTTTATTTTGTTTAACTGTACATTTCATTTCTTGCTTTTTGTTTTTTTAGTGATTTTTCTAGTGCTTTTGAACACCCTCTCTTTTTCAAACTATGGTCTGTGATTCCATTCATAGCTCCTAGTACTAAAAAAGTACTTATCAATGTTAACATATATTCTCCTCCTTTTTATCTATATAGAGTTTAACATATTAAGGTTTAATTGTCAAGCCATCTTTGAAGTATGTCTCTCATTCTTTTAGATGGCAAATAAATAAGGATTTCTTTTTTATTTCTTATAGCACTTCTAAATATAAGTTGTATAAGCTCGGAAAGAGCAAAGTCATCTTCATTGACAGACACATGATTATTAACAAAGAAGTTTTTAATAAGAGGATTTAGATATCTATTTGAAACATAAGCAATAGCAACTCTGTCTATATAATTATTAGTTGCTCTTATATTTAATGGCACAAAACTCTTTGCGTATCCTTTTCCTTTTAATTTTTCTTTTGATTCTTTAAAGGTAGTCCAAAGAGTTTTACTAGAAGGTAAATCTACAACATTTCTAAAGAAGTTATATATATTGTTTTTTAATTTTTCGATTTCTTTGTCTGTTGCGGATTCAAACCAAGATACTGAAAGGCTGCTTCTATTTTCGCCAATGGCATTTAATTTTGATATATTACATACTTTTATTAGATTTTTGATTTCTTTTTCATTATATTCTTGTCTTTCTTTTGTCAAATGAAAATCTTTTATATACCAATATATATATTCTGTGTGATATATATCAAAATAATACTTCTGAATTTGGCAATTAAACATATAAGTTAAGAGATAAACCTCTTTAAAAGCTTGAAATATTTCAATGGGAAAGAATTGAACTAGAGCATGAGCTTTACCTTTTCTATCTATAGAAGCTTGTACTCTATTGTTTTTTATCATTTCCTTATATCCTTCAAACTTACCTTCATATTCTTCCACAGTCCACCTTAAAATATTGTTGTCGGTTATTTCAACATATTTATCCATTATGGTTTTTAAGTCGTCAGGAGTAATACTAATGGTTTTGACTACATCCGCTACCTCATCCATTATTAAAATATAATTCTGCTTTTTTATTAAATTGATAATTTCGGGCGTGAATTTTTTAAACAATGCATGTGTAGACACAATATTTTCACCTTTTTTTAGTAGTTCTTTAATACTCATAAGTTTATTTCTATTTTTTATTATTCTAGGTTCTTTAAAGTGTTTTTTATAGCAAGAAATTTTTATTCTTTCAACCTCAGATAAAAAAGGGGTAATGTAAAGATATTTTACATTATTATCATTGGTTTCGTTTATCATATTAATTAAACTTGTGCTTTTTCCAGCACCACATATAGCATCTACAACATTAACTTTCATTTTCTTTAAAGGCCTCCTTTAATTCTTTTTCTAATTTTAAGAAACGAGTGTTTCGAGAAGGTGTTCTATGAATAATAATTTTCCTTTTTTCTATAGGTTGGTTATGGACTATGAAATGTATGTTTTTTTTAGTAGCAAAAGCATAAACAACTTCTTCTTGTGGAAATAGCCATTCAGTTATTCTCTTTGGCACTTTATATTTTTTTACATTATTATCACATAAATCAATTATTCCTTTTTCACTTTCTTTTCTTTTATTTTCATTTTCGTCTCTAAGTTTCTTTTTCCAATATTCAGTGTCCCTTATTTTCTTTGCTTTTCTTCTCTCTTCTCTTGCTTGATTCATTAAATCTCTTATTTGTTTGTCGTTATCACTTAAATTTTCGTAAATAGTTCTGCTTGAATGCCTAGATAATGGTTTAACAGTTCCTATTTCAAAGTCATTATTTACAATATATTTTAATCTAGTAGTATGCATATGCAAAGTTGCTGCAATTTTAGATAGGTAAAAATTACCCTCACCTGTTTTAATTCTTCTTTCTTCTAAGTATTCTAAAATTTTTAATATCCTACTTTTGCTTTGAAAAAAATGAAGTTCTTCTGGAAAAGGTCTTTTTTCTAATCTTTCATATAGTCCAATCACATCATCTTCCATGAGATACTTAATTAAATCTTCTCTTTTAAGTTCTTTCATTTTTTGAGCGTCTGGATTATTGTTTTTGAATGTTTGTCCTTTACATTCTAAGCAAGTAGTCATCTCTTGAGATTTTGGAATAATTTGAAAATAATTTTTTGAATATGGAAAATATCTTTCGCAAGTATCACATCTTTTCCATATTAATCCTGCTGATATCTCGGGGTCAAATTTAAAACACGCTAACTCCCACTCTGAATATTCTCTTTTTGTTGGTCTAACAATTGTATAGGTATTGTCCCTTTCTTGTCTATTTATTCCAAAATATTCTAACGCCCCATGTAAAGCCATTTCTCTCTTTATTGTTTTTTTAGTATAAGGGTTTACTTTAACATTTTTTAAATATTTAATTAATGCAGACTCTTTTATATACCACACTTCTGATACATAGGGAGTAGGGTTTTTTAATGGCCAAAGTCTTAAATCCTTGCCAAAGCTAGTATCTCTATATTTTTGTGCATCTTCATCTTTTTTTAATACTCTTTTTAATATTTTTGTGAAAGGATACCACTTTATTCCCTCTTTGTCTATTATAATATCAAAAGTTATCTTATTTATTGTAATTTTTTTATATTTAAAGTTCATACTATCACCATTGTGATTATAACATATCATTGATTTTAAGTCAAGTTTATCAAATTCTTTATTGCTTTTATAAGTAAAATATGGTATAATGTAGTTAAGTTAAGAGTAGCAGAGAGGAGGGCTATGTGAAAACCATATATGTGGACAGAAATGTTGCATTTATAGATGGTTTTAATAAAGTTTTAGATGAAGCAAAACTTCATCAAGAAAATACACTATTAATAAATAGTACTTTTTCTGGTTTATATACGGAACCTAATTTTTATAAAGCTATTGAAAAATATTTTGAACATTATGATTTTATTTTTACTGACAAGAAGAATAAAGAATTATGTTGTGATATTTATTTAAGCAACAATGCAAATAAAATAAAAGGAAATTCAAATTTAAAAATTTTATATTCAACAAGTTTTAGTTTAGACAATGTTCCTTTAGATAATAATATCTATATAATTAAATCTTGGGAAGAATTAGATGATATATTGAATTTCTATAAAGATTATGAAATAGATACTTTAGAAAAAAAGGAGCAAATTTAATGAAAAAGATAATATTAATAAGTGGTAAAGCCGAAAATGGTAAAACGACTCTTGCGAACATTTTAAAAGAAAAGTTGGAATCTTATGGAAACAAGGTTGTAATAACCAGATATGCTCTTTATTTAAAAGAAATAGCAAAAAAATATTGTGCATGGGATGGAAATAAAGATAAGGATGGTAGAGAATTATTACAAAAATTAGGTACCGATGTAATAAGACAGAAACTTAATAAACCTTTATTCCATGTAGGAAGAATATGTGAAGATATAGAGATAACTCAAGATTATTATGACTACGTAATAATAGATGATGTAAGATATGAAAACGAAGTATATTATCCAATAACTATGTTTGGGAAAGATAAAGTTTATACTGTTCGAGTAACTAGGTATAATGAATTAAATGGGGAAATGGTTTGCTTTATCAATTCTTTAACAGATGAACAAAAGAAGCATATCAGCGAAACATCTTTAGATACTTTTAGCTTTGATTATCGCTGTACTAATCTTACTGATGATTTTGGAATTATAGGCCTTGATGCAATTAATATTATTTCAGAATTAGGTGGGGAGGCATAATGAAGGTTTTACAAAATCAATATTATATTATGAAGATACCATCTGATAAGATTTTAGATTTAAAAGAATACAGCTTTAAACAAGCTTCATTAGATGGAAATATTGTATCCATAGGAGATAATTTGGTTTTAGAAAAAATAAGAAATTATTATGGAATAAATATTGGGCATGTTGATTTATATAACAAAGTGCAAAGAATAAGAAAAAACATGAAGGACCTTAGAAAAGAGCCTTCTTCAAAAAGTAATATAAATAAGTTAAAAGAATATCAAAATGAGTTGAATTCGCTGTTGTTTGTTGATGATATTATTAATATAAAAATATTTTCAAAAAAACAATATGCCAAAATTGCGAGAAACGGATTTGATTTAAACGGGAAGCATTATATAAGATTTATGGTTGGTGCTGGGCAAATGCGTAGAAATACGGTTACATTTGTCAACGAGAGATTATATAATTATTTATATGAAACTCTTATGTGTGGACTTGCAGGAAACATAAAAACTATAAACTTAGCAAAGTTATCAGCTTATTTTGCTCTTTCATTTAGTTCGGTTCTTTGGGTAAGAGAACCTAGGGTGTGTGTAATAAAAGATTTTTATACAACAGTCAAGAATCAAAAAGTAAATTTTTTAGAAGAAGATAAGGATAAAAAAACAGAGTTACACATTATAGAAAAAGATTTTGAATTAAATAGTGCAGATGGGCAGGGGTTAATAGACCCAGAATTTGCTAAATTATGGGCTAAAGATATGGCTTTAAATTATACACCCTCTTCTTTTGTAGTTAGAACTACTTTTGTGAAAGGAAATTTAGTTCCATTTGATTTTAAGCAGTACGCTAGAAATAACAACATAAAAACTATAACTGATAGATATGGAACTACATATAATATAGAAGATATTGATGTTCTTTTATCTGAAAGTCAGTTCAAGATGGCAAAGTTCTATTCATCTTGGGAAGGTTATCTAAGCTGGCATAAGATGTATGGGCTTAAATGGGGTGTGGCTAGATACAACAAAGAATTTGACGATGAGTATGTTCTAACTAATTACCAATATTTGCAAGTATTGAATTTAGACGAGGAAGATATTAAAGGGTTAATTTCTTATACAAAGGAGTGGATACAAAAAATATGTAGTGGAGATAAGCTATATGCTTTATTATATAATGTTGGTGTTAGCAATACTGATAATATTGGCTCAATAATCAACTCATGTGGCAGTGCATTTACTAAGGCTATCGTAAAAAATCCCAAATTATTGCAAGATAAATATGTCAGAGCCAAAATATATAGTGCTATTAAAGAAAGTATAAGACAGGCAAAGCTCGGACGTATTTGGGTTAGAGGCAATTACCAGTTTATGATAAGCGACCCTATTATGCAGTGTAGAAGTGCTCTCGGATTACCTATGGAAGGTGGGATTCCAGCTAACCATGTTTATTCTAATTTTTGGAACGAAAGAGGAAGACCAACAGAAGTGGTATGTTGTAGAAGTCCTTTAACAGTGGCAAGTGAAGTAGTACCATTAAAGCTGTTTTATGATTTAGAGTATGATTATTGGTATCAATACATAAAAAGTGGAATTATTTATAGTGTGTATGATGTTGCTACGTTACGCCATGCCGATTCAGATTTTGATGGAGATATTGTTTTTTCTACTGATAATAAATATTTTATTAAGGGAGCACAAAGGGATGAACTAGCAGTGACTTATGACAAAGAGAAAGTTCCAACACAAAAGATAACATTGCCAAATCAAATTAAATGTGATTTAAGAGGGCTAGATACTAAGGTGGGTCAAATAACTAATTATTCTACAAGTATGATTGCTATGTTACCTTTATTTAAAAAAGATGAGCAAAAAGAACAATATGACGAGCTTAATAAGAGAATATTAATGTGTAGAATGCTCCAAGGTCAAGAAATTGATAAAATAAAGGGAGTAGCTCCGCCTTCATTTCCAAAAGAGTGGAAACAAATGGAGAAAATTGATGAAAACGATAGCGACGAAGAAAAGGCGATGAAATATAAACATAATTCTATGGTCGTTCAAAAAAAACCTTATTTCTTCATCTATCTTTATAAAACTTTAATGGATGAATATAAAGCCCATAAGAAAATATATAATAATGTATGCTATAAAAATTTTGGAATGTCATTGAGAGAATTAATCTTAAAAGAAAATAAAACTGACGAAGAAGCTTCTTATTTAAAATCTTATAAAAGATATTCCCCTGTCTTAGAAACAAATTGCCTTATGAACATCTTATGTAAAGATTTTGAAGATGTAGAGTTTGAAATAGCATATAGGAGTACGGGTGAGTCTATCATTCAAGGTTTTAAAGATGATGAATTTGAAGTTGACGAGGTTGTCTATGATAAAATAGCGGAGTTGTTCAAAGAGTTTAAATCCACGAAAAGCTTTAAAGGTGTAAAAGCCCTTATTGAAAGAGAAGATATTTCTGATGAAGATACTTGTGAGATAATTAATAGCTTAATGTACGGGGCAAAAGATGAGGTTCGTGAAAAAATGTATGGGCTTGTAAGTTCTACTAAAGAATTATTTAATTATTTGATAGTTCTGTGTGAACGACAAGGACATCAAGACTGTGATATAGTATGGCAGATTTTAAAGGATGATATTATTGATGTAATTCCTTATAGAGAGAAACTTTTAGTAGCAGAGGAACAAAATGGGCAAGAGTATTTAGGAAAAAAATATATATTAAGAAAGGAATAGTTTATGATAATATTTGATGAAAAAATATATGCTGAAAATATAATAGCAAATGGATATAAGACAAAGAGAAACCAAGGCATAGAAAGATGTTGTCTTATTAGATATTTGAGATATTTAGGGAAAACTGATGAAGAAATAATTCAAATATTAGATACTATTCCTTTTGAAAGAAGTAAATATTTAAGTAGAGAAAATATTTTATATATTTATGATAGACTTTTAAAAAAAGCGTCTGATTTTCAGTTTGTTTATGACATTGAGGTGGGTATAACACAAAGAGATAAAGAGCTTATAAAAAGTCTTAGTCAAGATATTTCTTATCTTGCTTATGTTTATCTAATATATTACAAGTGGGCAAAGAATATAAAAAGATATGTTTTCAGATATAATAATAATATATATGTAGAATATAGAGAAAATGATATCTGGAGATTAGCTAATCTTACTTCAAAAAAAGTTAGAGAAAGACATTTACTAGATAGAAAACTTACTAATTTGGGTATAATAGATATAAAGATTTTTAAAAATAAAACCTTCATAAGTGTCAAAGAAAATAGCGATTTAGATTATGCACAAAGATTGAAAGGAGTTAAATTCAATCATTTAAAAGATGCTTATAAAGCGTTGACTTATGAAAGGGTGAACCATAAATATTATAAATTATGCGAGGTATGTGGGAAAGGATATCAATCTTCTTCACATCAAGCAAAATATTGTAGCCATTGTAAAGGTATAGTCAGAAAAAATATAATAGGGAAAAGTTCAAAAAAGACCAAAGAAAAACCTTATTATGTTTATAGATTAACTTTTCCTAATCAAGAGGTTTATATAGGGATGACTACAAATTCTGCTATTCTTGATGGTGATATTATCAATTCTATGAATTTTAAAAATCCTTTTATTGAGAACATTAGATATTATGGAGAAAATAATATTGAAGTTGATATAATTGCGGATAAGATAAGTTACGAAAATGCTTGTAAAATTAAGCAAAAAGAAAACCAGTAAAATCGCCCCAAAGCCCCTTTATAGGGGCTTTTTTATGTTTTTTATGCGAAAATACTTTTAATGAAAAAGAAAAACAAGGAAAATAAGGAAATAAAGGAGTTTTTATGGTTAATCTAAAAAAAGAAGATAACGAAAATACGAATGAATATATTTGGCGTATGTGTGATTATAAGGACAATGGTCTATTGAATTTGAATTGGGAACAAGTAGGGGAACTTATTAATAAAGAACTATTTGGTTCTGATGAAGAATTATATAGAACTTCAAGTGCTTATAGAAAACCATATCAATATGCTAAAGATTTTTATGACGATGTTTTTAAAAAAAGAATGTATACAGATAATGATGAAGCAGTTAAAAAGATGGATGACTTAAAAAAGGAAATTCAAAAAGAAAGAATAAAGTTAAATACAACAAAGGCTGAATATAATCGTAATCTAAGACAACAATCAAGATTTGAATTATTTTATGAAGATATAAAAAATAATATAGATAAAATTGATGTTCCAAAATTTGAACCTAGAAGCGACAAGAATGGAGATGTTGAGTTTTTACTTACAATAGCGGACATACATTGTGGAGCAAGATTCATAAGTGAAAATAATTCTTATTCATTAGAAATATGTAAACTTAGATTTGATATTTTACTTGATTACATGATAAAGTTTGTAACTGAGAAAAAGCTTCCACATATACATATTTTAGAATTAGGAGACTCAATTCAAGGATTATTGCGAATAAATGATTTAAAGGTGAATGAAAGTAGTGTAGTTGAGGCTACTATTTTTGTAGCGAAACTTATTTCTAACCTTTTAAATGAGTTGTCTAAATATTGTGATATAGATTATTATCATTGTCCAACATCAAATCATAGTCAAATGAGAGCATTAAATGCAAAAGCTAGTGAACTAGCTTCTGAAGACATAGAATATATAATAGGTAATTATATTAAAGACACTTTGGCTAATAACGAGGCAATAAATGTGCATACAAGTTTTGGTAAAGAATATATAGATTTTCAAATAAATAATTTTAATATAATAGCTATGCATGGACACCAAATTAAGAATGTGAGAGATTCATTAAAGGATTTGTCTCAGTTAAGAAGAATTTTTTATGACTTTGTGTTTTTGGCTCATTACCATGCAGGAAAAGAAATAATAGTTGGTGAGGATTATTCTTACGATACTGAAGTTAATATATTTCCTAGTTTTGTTGGTAGCGACCCTTATTCTGATAGTATTTTAAAGGGTTCTAAGGCGTCTTGTAAAATTTATGGTATAAGTGCCCAAGGACATACTGAAACATATAAAGTAGTCCTAAATTAGACTTTTAATTAATTCATCTTGTAAAAGATGGTTCTTCACCCTGTTTTTACTATAGGGTGCGTCCTTTATGGACTTTTGAAAGAAAGGTGATATAATGGGATATGTAAAAAAAGCTACACAACCTAAAATGGTTTGTAAAAATCCTAAATGTGATAAATATGGCAGGTTACAGCCTATGAATAATTTTTACAAAGCAAACAACTCCACAACTCCATACTATCCTATTTGTAAAAAATGTGTGGAATCAAATATTGATGTAAACAATTTACAAGAGGTACAAGATTTTTTAAAGGAATTGGACAAGCCTTTTATTATGGATATATGGAAAGAGAATTGTACAAATAATAATGAAAAGTTTATAGAAAATTATATGAAAGAAATAAATAAAGTTAAGTACTCTAAATTAACGTGGGAGGATTCTGTTTTAGAAGAAACTCCAAGAGAAGTACATATTAAAAGCCATTCTGCATATAATGAAATCCCAGAGTGGAATGAAGAGTGGCAGGGAGAATATACTGTAAAAGAAATTAAATATTTGAATGATTACATGGAAGGTTTGAACAGGGATTTTGATATTTCCACGGTTAATCATATGGACTATGCAAAAGAAATAGCAAAGATGTCTTTATTAAAATCAAAGGCTTATGGGGTTATGCTAAAAGACCCAACAGATGATAATATAAAATCCTATAAAGGATTAGTGTCTATGTTTGATAATTTATCTAAATCTGCACAATTTGCCGAGAGTCAAAGAAGTGCCAACGATGTTGGGCTGGGAAGCTTTGGACAAATTTTTGATGCGGTAGAAAAAAACAATTGGGTGCCGACATATGTTCCAGATAACAAAGATATGTATGACAAACTTTTAGACCAGTTTGCCAATATAGAGAAATCTTTATAGGTGGTTATAATGGCAAGTTATAAGAATTTTAGTCAAAAGAGTCGTGCTATAAAAGAAGGGGCTTATGATAATTTTGATAATGCTCTTAGTCACGACCCCAAAAAACAAAAGAAAATAAACTATGAAAGTTGGACGGAGTTTCTTTCATATTATAGATATTACATAGATAAATTTGCAGTGGATATTTTAGGAATGGATAATTTATTTCCATTCCAAAGATTATTATTACGAGCAATGGGCAGATGCCCAAATATTATGCTAATTATGTGCAGGGGTCTAACGAAGTCATATATAGCTGCAATATTTATGGTTTGTATGGCTATATTATATCCAGGAATTAGTATAGGAATAGTTTCTGGGAATGGAAACCAAGCTCGTATGGTTATAAAAGAAAAGATAGAAGGAGAGCTAATTAAATACGAAAATATTAAAAGAGAAATACAATTCCCAATTACTACAGGTCAAGATAACTGTATAGTAAATTTTAAGAATGGAAGTTCGATAAGAGCAATATCTCTTGGAATTAAAGGTAGAGGGGATGGAGCCCGTGGTTGGCGTTTTCAATTAATATTAATAGATGAAGCGAGATTAGTTCATTCAGATGTAATAAAAGATGTTCTTGAACCAATGACAAACACGCCAAGAGCGAATAATATTGCGGCAATGCAAAAATTCCCAGAGGCAAGAATAGAAGAAAGCAAGATGATGTACATTTCTTCTGCATGGTTGAAAACTTGTGATTTATATTCTAGGTTTTTATCTTATTATAGTTCTATGCGAAGCGGTAAAAAAGGTTATTTTGTTGCTAGTTTAGATTATCAAGTAGGAATAGATGCAGGTTTGTGGACTAAAGAAAGGATGGAAGCAAAGAAAAATGACCCTAATGTCACGTGGGATTCGTGGCTTTATGAGTATAGTAATGCTCCTTATATAAGAAATTATATAATGAAAATTCAGCAAATTTTTGAAAAAAAGGTGATAAGTATATGTGGACTAAAGAAGAGTTTAACATTTTAAAAGAAAATTATTCTAGTATATTATGTATTGAAGATTTGATGGCTATGTTGCCAGGTAGAACTTATGATTCAATTATAAATAAAGCAAGAAAAAATGGGCTTAAAAGAAAAAATTTAGACTCTAGGAATAGAAGAAAATATTTTTTTGACTATGATTATTTTCAAGATATAGATACACCCAACAAGGCATATTATTTAGGTTGGTTCTATACGGATGGAAACATTTGTGGAAATCAATGCAGAATTAGACTAAATAAGATTGACGGGGAAATTTTAGAGAAATTAATTAAAGAGGTTAATGCTAGTTATTATTTATATGATAGAGACAAAGGAAAATGTAAAGAAATTGTTTTGTCACATAAAAAGATGGCTGGCGATTTAAAAAGGCATGGTTGCGTTGAGCATAAAACTTTTGACTTAAAATTTCCTACTATAAATGATAAATATTTATGGGATTTTATTAAGGGTGTTTTTGATGGTGATGGTAGCTATATTTGCACAGATAAAACTCATAAAATTACACTATGTAGTGGAAGTAAAGATTTTATTTATACTTTGAAAGACATTCTAATTGCTAGTGAGATAAGATGTAATATAACTATTAGCGAAAAATATTACATATTAGAAATAGGTGGACGTATTTCGATAAATAATTTTTTAAATAAAGTAATGAATACAAAATCATATTTTCTAACTAGGAAGAAACAAAAAATGATTAAACTTAAAACATATACTAATTGCTAACGGTGAAATCCTCCAGTTTATAAAGGACAATACCGTGCTAAGTCGTTAAATTGCGTAAGGTTAACGACCAGTGTAGAGCATAGAGATTGAATAAATATAATATCTCCAAGAGTGCTGAACGCCCTTTGGGGCGAAAATATATGCCGAACTTATACAATGGTAAAGTATAAGAGCTATAGGATAAAAAGCCTATAGGATAACAAAATGATTGCGGGGTCTTTGTTGGAAGTTCCAACGATTCATATTATCCATATGAAATAACAACTAAATGTAGAACTTTGTATAATTGTGAATTATCACAACCAAAAAATTGTAATTATGAATATATAATAACACACGACGTTGCCGTGTCAGGAAAAGCTGGCTCAGATAATGCGTGTACTCACGTTATAAAGTTAATTCCTAAAAAAGATGGAACTTTTACAAAGGATTTAGTTTTTACTAAGGTTATGAATGGAGCAACTTTACGTGAACAAAAAGAATTTTTAAGAGAGCTTTTACATGTAAAATTCCCTAATACAACAAAATTAGTTATTGATGCTCAAAGTGCAGGAGAGGGCCTTTTATCTCTTTTGGCAGAACCTTGGATTTATCAAGATATTAAAGGAAATAGGACAGAATATCCACCTTTGATATGCGATGACGATGAAGAAACTCAAAAGATGATGCCCGATGCATTACCTATTATTAGGGGTATAAAAGCATATGCTGATTTTAATAATACATTCTATCCTTATATGAAAACGTGTTTTGAAGACGAGAATATAAGATTACTTGTTGCTAGTCAAGAGGTAGACGAAAAGTATAAAGATGGAAATTATAGTGTTGAAGAGCAAGTTACTCATGTAGAACAAGACTTCTTAGTACAAGAATTAAGTAATATAACACAAAAATTTAATTCTAATGGCAATTTGGTTTATGGGCGTATAGTTCAAAAAAACAAAAGAGACCGTGCTACAAGTTTAATGTATGGTTTGTCTGTTGTTTATGAGTATGAAAAAGAAGGAAAAGCTCAAAAATATAAACCAAAAGATAATAGTTTAGAGTATTTAACAAAATATATATATTAATAAAGAGGAGGTAGTTTAGTTGAAAAAAGAAAACAAAGTTTTATTAACTGAAGAAGAAGTAGTTGACACATTAGAAGCATTAAATAGAGCCTTCTCTATTCAGGATTTTGCTAATGGATATCGAGTTGGTGCCTATACCCCATATATGCAAAATGATTTAATGAAAAAGTTAAATATAAATACACAAGAACCAAATAAAGAAAATATAAAAGAGGCATTGGATAACCCCTCAGATAATGAAGATAGGCTGGTTAGTTATAACCAATCTTTTTACTTTAATAGTTTAATGTATAAAAGAAACCATGAATATCTAGCGAATTTACCATCTTTTGATTTAGAATTTTCTTGTATCAATGCAAACAAAGAGGATTACTCTACTTCGGCATATAAAAAAGATTATAAAAAAGTCAAAGAGTTTTTAGATAAATTTGATTATAGAACTGAATTTAAAAATGTTCTATGGAACCTTCTTATGAGTGAAACGTATTTTTGTATGTTTAGAGAATTTGAAACAAAATCAACATTACAAGATTTTCCATGGAAATATGCTATGGTAACTGGAAGATTTGAATATGGGTTATTATATGATGTTGATATGTCATGGTTTTTACAGCCTCAAGTAGATATAAATTGTTATCCAAGTTTCTTTAAGAAGAAGTACAAAGAAATGTTTATAAATGGAAAAGCAAAAGATTATATTCCAAGTAGAACTGTGAATAAAAGGACAGGAACTTTTGGTTTATGGGCTCAAACATCTCCAGAAGATGGTTTTTGGTGTTTCAAATTTAATCAAAAGCATAACTTGCAAGTGCCGTTTTATAGTGCTATGTTGCCAGAAATGTCAATAGTCCCTTTAATGAGGAATTTACAAGTTAACCAAAGCATGGCAGCTGCAAGAAAATTACTTGTCAGTGAGATACCTTACTTAAACGACAAGCGTTCTTCTAGTGTAGCAAACCAATTGGCCATAGATGCTGACGTTTTAGGAAAGTTCTTAGGCTTGGCAACTCAAGGTTTAGAAGCTGCAATTAAAGTTTTGGCTTTACCAACAGAAGATATCAAAGGCATTGAATTTCAAAATACAGACAAAGATACTTATGAAAAATTTATGTCAGTGACAAGTTCTTTATTAAGCGGAGGAAAAGTTATTTTTTCTACAAGTACAAGGACAAATGTCTATGAAACACAATTAAGTCTAAATCTTGATGAACTATTAGTAGAATCCGTATATCCACAATTTGCTGACTTTTTAAATTATTATATTAATAAGAAAACTAAAAAATTTAAGTGGGCTTTTAGATTTGTCGGTTGTAACGATTTTGAAAGTAAAAAACGTAGAAGAGAAGAAGTTATGGCTTATGCCGATAAAGGCATTGTGTTACCAAATAAATTAGCAAGTACTTTGGGTCTAAATAAAATAGAATTAGAAAGAGAACTAGAAGAAGCCAAAGAAACTGGATTTACAGATAAGTTATCACAAATGATAAATCTTAATACAAGTAGTTCAAACACATCGGATAGCGGTACTGCAGGTAGACCTAGAAAGAGTAGTACGGAAATAAGTGAAAGTGGAGCTCTTACCCAAGCAACAGGAGCAAACATAGAAAGAGGAGGAGAAGTGTAATGGAAGGACTATTAAGCGAAAAAACTAAATTAGTTTTAGAAGAAATAATTCAACATTGTTTTTATATAAATCGTATGGCGGATAGAATGGTGAGCGTACTTTCTGTAAAATTTGTAATGCCAAACACTTCTAATATAATTCATAAAAATTACGCTCATTGGGCACCTGTTTATGCAGATTTAATTTCTGATTACATGGATTCTAGGGACTGTACAACAATTTATGGGGAAACACCTAGAGGAGACCAAGAATATGAAAATCCTTTAGATTGCATAAATAAAGCCTTAGAGATGAATATAGAGTTAGAAAAGATATTAAAAAAATCAATAGAAATATCTCTTGAAGAAAGAGATTATACTACAATGGTATTTCTTCAGAATGCCTTGTATAAAATAATTCCTGTCACAAAAGATTTGCTTTTATTGGTAGACAAGATGGAACTTTATGGCGATACACCTAAAGACTGGATGAAGTTAGACCACGACGTTCCTTCTTTCCATTTGTTTGGAGAATAATATGTTTATTAATAATATAAGAAATTTAGTATGTAAAAAATTTAAGTGCAAATCTGAATTAGGAAATTATTTAGTTAAAAGTGGATTTCCTTTATTAGGTAGAGAAGATGATTTTATGATATTTTCTGATACAAATAAATTAAGGGAAGCTGTAAAAAAATATACAAAGGGGGAAAAATAATGAAGAAAGAACCATTCAAGGTTGCGTTATCCGTAGACGGTCTTGAGTTATCTAATGAAGTTTTAGATAATCATTTGGCTATTGTTGAAGTATACGTATGTCATGATGGAAATAATGCTCATAATTTACCCATAAAATTAGAAACTATTAAAGATGCTCAAGAAACTTTAAAAAATAAACCTTTAGTGGCTGGCTTTAATGGATATGATTTTGAGGGGCATGAAATAGATGAAGTATTAATCGGTTATTTTCCTGAAAGCTCAAATATGAGGTATGTTAAAAAAAATGGCAAAACATATTTAGTTGCAGAAGCTATTTTACCTAAATTATATGCGAAGTGGGCTTATGATATTTTTCAAAGAGACAGAAAAAAAAGTGTTTCTATGGAAATAGAAGTTTTAGATTTTGAGGAATTATATCCAGACGACCCCGATAACGATATGACTGAAATTAAGAAATTTATATTTAATGCAGTTACGGTATTAGGGGAAGAGCATATGCCTGCATGTGAAGGTGCTAATGCAACAATGATAAAATTTAGTAAGGAAAAGGCTGAAAAGGTATACGATAAATACGTGACATCTCAAAAGATAAAAAATAAATATTTTGAAGATAATATACCTACGGAATCAGATGATACAACATATATGGAAAAAGATATAAAAATAAATAATAAAAAAGAGTCTGCAATAGACAGTGATTCATGGAGTAATCCTGGGAAGTCACTTTATGGACCTTTACTAGAAGCAAGTAATACAAAAAGTTTGGTTAACGAAGCTTATCTAATAGTAGAGGATGGATATGAGGATGCTCCAAGCGAACATTTAAAATATCCCCATCATAATGTAAAAGGGTCAGAATTAGTGTTGAATGTCAAAGGAGTTATAGCTGCTTTCCAAAGAGCATCTCAAGAAGGAATAGTTAGTGGAAAAGTAAGAGCACATTTACTTAGACATTATCGTGAACTTGGACTTTCAACTGAAAATTTTGAAATAAATGAAGAAGGAGGAGAGTCTATGCCAGAAGATAAAGAAATGGAAGTTGCTTCTGAAGAAATGGAAACAAAAACTACTAGAGAAGAAGTAGAGAAAGACGATGCTAAAGAAGAACTAAAAAAACAAAAAGAAGACGAAAAATCTGACAGAGATGATGCCAAAGAAGAAGCTAAGGAAAAAGAAGAAGATGAACGCTCTGAAATAGATGACTATAGAGAAAAAGAAAAGGGCGAAGAAATGGAAGCTGATTCTAAGGAAGAAAACCCTGAAAAAGAATTTGATGAAAGAGATTCTAAAATAACAGAGTTAGAAAAGAAAAATCAAATGTTAGAAGAAGAAATTTGTACTCTTAAAGAAAAACTTTGCAAATATGAAGAAGATGATAAAACTAGAATGGTTGAATCAACTCTTTCAGAAGTCATGGATTTAATGAGTCAAGATGAAATTACTGAATTAAGAGAAGGAGCAAAAGAATATTCTCTTGAGGAAATGAGTGCTTTTTCAAACAAAGTAAAAGCATTTGCTTTTGAGAAAATATCAGAAGCAAAAAAAGAAGATAAAGCTTCTTACACAAAAATGGCTATTACCGAAAATGCTAAGAAAAAAGCAAACGGTTTATGGTAGAAATATATAAAGAGGAGGAAATATAATGAATACTGTTTTAGAACAAACATTAACTGCTGCTAAAAATATAGATACACTAAATGGTTCTTTTATTCATACAGCAGATTTACCAAATGGTAGTGTATTTACAAAAGGCGATAAGAGTTCTGCACAAGTTTATGAAGTTGCTGATGTTGAAGCTGGAGCTTTAGATAACTTATGGATGGCTAGCAATCCAGTAGATGTAGTATTAACTGACGCTATTGGAAATCAATACAAACCAGGAATTTTAGACCCAAGAGCATTTACTAATAAGAGTGGTTTAGTATTTAGTGCCTTCAAACCACAAAAAGGTGATTTAATCACTATGACTGGTGAAGGATTCACTAATGCTTATGACGCTCAAAGTACTTATGCTAATGTTACTGCTAATTCAAATAAATTAACATTTGGACAAACTCAAACTGCAGACGCTTTAAGTTTTAAAGTAGTTGAAGTTACTTACATTTCAATTGCTAGTGCAAGTGCTTTAGGAAGTCAAAGAGTTCCTGCATACCTATTAGAATGTGTACACAACTAATTAACAAAAATAATTAAAGGAGGAAAATATAATGAATAACTTACCAAACACTATATTAAATTTTAGTGATGAAACAAGAAGAAATTCATACGCAGACATCAAAGAATACTTTGAATGCTATAAAGCTGGTAAAACTGCAAACGCTAAAGGCGTAACTTTTGCAGAAATGGATAAAGCTGTACGTGAATTCTTCATGAGTGAAATTGAAAAAATGTCTGGAAGAAAAATCCAACCAGAAATGGATTTAAGACAATATTGTATGTTTAGTGATGTTAAAGAATCTGCTTTCGCTATTGTTAGCATCATGACAGACTTAATTTTACCAGATACTCTATTCAAAGATTTAGGCGTTATTGCTGAAATTAAGAATGGAGCTTGGGGTGATAGCTTAAAGGTTGATATGAAACCAAGAGATTTATTTGTAGTTGCTAAAGGTGGCAGAGCTCGTAGAACTTATGACCTTTACAGACAATACAAAGGTGAAAAGACTATTCTTCCAGAAATGCATGCTGTATCTGTAGGAATTTCTCTATACGATGTTCTTAAAGGAACTTATAGTTTAGCTGAATTCTTATCAAAAGTAGCTATATCTCTTGAAACTCAAATGAGATATGACGTTTACGATGCATTTGCTGCTGCTATGAACGCACTTCCATCAACTGCTGGTGCAGGTCAATTAAAAGTTACAGGATTTACTCAAGAATCTGCAATTGGTCTAGCTCAAAAAGTTGAAGCATGGAATGGTGGAAATAAAGCTATATTCTTAGGAACTAAATTAGCTTTAAGTAAAATTTTACCAAGTTCAACTAATACAAGAATTTTATTAGGTGATGAATATACTAGAGTAGGCTACCTAAGAGATTTCTTTGGTGTATCTTGCGTAGAATTAGAACAAATTGCTGATTATACTCAAGAATTTGCTTTAAAACTTGCTGATGACAAAATCTATGTTCTTTCTCCAGGTACTGACAAAATCGTTAAAGTATTTGTTGAAGGAAGTACATTATCTAATGTTCCAGGTATGTATGCAAACGCTAACTTAATTCAAGAAGGAACAATGTATATCAGCTATGGTGTAGGTGTTGCTACATCTGCAATTGCTGGTGAAATAGACCTAGCTTAATAAAAAAAACAAAGGGAATTTATTCCCTGCTCTAAGATTATTTTAAATAAGATATTTTTAGGACAGGGAATAAAGCAATAGAAAAAAAGGAGAAAATTATGACAGCAAAAACTACAAAAAAAACTACTACAAAACAAAAAACACAAAATAATGACAATACTAAAGAGTTAGAAGCCAAGATAGCTCAACTTGAGGCTTTAATAAAAACTATTACTGAATCAAGAGAAACTGTTCAACCAACGGTACAATATTATAATGCACCTGTTGAAAGAGACGTTATGTTCATATCTTTATGCTTTGGACAATTAAATCTTTGTACTGGAAGAAATGGTGACGGAGATATATATACTTTTAATAGTTTTGGCGAGGAACAAATGATACCATTAGCTGACGCTAAAGCTATAATTAAAAACAATAAAAAGTTTATTACACAAGGTAAAGTATATATAGACGATGGGGATTTAATAGCAAGTGAAAGATTAACCAAAGCTTATGACCATATATTAAATGCAGAAGGGCTTTTAAATCTTTTTAGTGAAAGTGTTCCACAATTTAAAAAAATCTTCAAGAACATATCAACAGCACAAAAAGAGTGTTTTAAAGATATGCTTGTTCAAAAACTTCTAAATAAGGAAGATGTTGATAGAAATTTAGTGGCTATTGTAGATGAAGAACTTAAAATTAATATTATGGAAACTATAAAAAATGGTGAAGGAATTTTAGAATAATTAGATGGGAGGCTAATATGAATACTACATATGATGAAATAATAGACCTCGCTTTAATTACCATAGAAGATTATAAACTAAATATGCTGGCAAATAATATAATCAGTGAAGAAAATTATAATCTTATAATGGGGAGCGATTCATACGAAAACTATCAAATAGAATGCCCTAAACAAGTTCCACCTATAGACCCTGTTACGAGAGCAGAATACACAAAAATAAAAGGTTTTAATTATGAATCTTATGATGCTTATGTTGAAGGTTCTATGGAGATATTTAAAACTATTATGGATGGATTTATGATTAGAGGACTTCCAAATTTTGATAATTGTACAAAGAACCTCTCTGATAGAGACGACGAAGCTCGTTCTTTTAACTTTGAACTAACAGATAGAGAAAAGGAAATTATAGCAGATTATACTGATATAATGTGGTTAGACAAAGAAATTAATGATACTAGGCAAATAACAGCTATGTTACAAAATAAAAACGAAGCCCATAGATATTCAGAAGCGAATAATCTTAACGCCAAAAGAGAACGCCGTATACAAATGAATGAAGATGTCTCTTATAAAAAAACAAGCTATGGGTTAAGAAATAATAACTGGAAAGAGTGGGCGAATAATAATTATGGGCTATAATTTTGAATTAGGTGACATAGCGATAAATGAATCCTTACGAATTTTAAGAAATCAATGCTGGAAACTTTTACCTATATTTGAAGGAAGAAATATTGATAATAAAGTTGTTTATGCTTCTGATGAGGCTTATAGTAATTATCAAAAACATTTAACTTTTTTAATTACAAAAGTTCTAGGAGCTAGCAAAATATGGATAGACAATCAATATTACTATGAATTGGCAATGATTTTGAATGGAATGAGAGACTTTACTAAAGATGAGCATGATAGAGTCAAATACATGGTTCACCATTGTATTCATCTTATTGAAAAAATGAAAGGAGAATTAGACATTGACTCTTAAATACTATAATGCTTATAGTAAAGGTTCTTATGCAAAAAGACCTAAGGATTCTTATATAAATGATTTTAGTGCTATAATGGCACATTCATTCGATAATGCGGCGAATATATTTTATAATGAAATTCAGTTTGAGATTGATTATGGCTCAAATGAATTTATTACTATACCTGAGGTTAGAGTAGATAGTGTTACTGATTATAATACATCTATGTTGGTTAACAGCGATGAATATAAAATTTTTATATTTAAAGCTAATTTCCCAAGCCCTGAGTATGGGATGAAGTTTAAATGGAAAAATAATTATTGGCTTGTAATTAATGTTGTAGACAAAGAAAACATGGCGGTTTCTTGTGAAGTCAGAAGATGTAATAATGTTTTAAGATTTTTTGACGAAAATGGAAACAAAATTTATGAACCTTGTATTATGGATACAACATTACGTTTTACAAACAATATAGATACTCCACCAATAACAACAGGTAAACAAGAGCAAAAAATATGGTGTCAAAGAAATAGTAGAACTACTACTATTAGACCAAATGATAAGTTTTTATTTGGTGCACCAAATCAAAGATATGCTATCAGGCTATATGCTGGTGGTATGAAAAATGAATTGAATACTAGAACAATGGACGATGCTTCGCCAAGTTTAACCGAATTTTATTTTCAACATTATCAAATTAATCCTGAATATGATGACTTAGAGAATGGATTTGCTAACGCATATCTAAATGACTTTAAAGTAACAATAGATAATGAAAATACGGTGTTAAAAACTAACCAAACAGGAAAGCTTAGTGCTACTGTGACTAAAAATGGTGATATTATAGACAAAGCGGTAACTTGGGTAAGTTCAAATACTGAAGTCCTAACAATAGATGTTGAAGGGAATTATAATACTTTAACAGAAGGTGAAACAACAATTACTGTGTCAATGACTGACAATGACAGCATTACTTCTAGCATAAATATAAAGGTAGAAAATGAACCTGTTCCTGATAGTTATGAGATTAATGTTTCCCCTGATAGAGATTATATTTTACAAGATACAGCAGTAAAATATGATTGCTATTTATATTTGAATGGAGAAAAGACGGATGAAGAATTTGAATTCATTGATATATCTGAGAATATTCCTAGAAACAAATATAAAGTGCAGGTAAATGATGGGAATCATTTCACAGTACAAAATTTTGGTATGTATATGAACTATCCAGTGATAGTTAAATGTGTTAGCGGAGAACATGTTAAGAATATAGAAATTACATTAAGGGGGTTATATTAATGAAAATACAAGACCCTTATGCAAAATATAGAGAGTATCCTAAAATACCTTATAAAATAATAGAATTATTATTAAAGGACAAAAGGGCAGAAGAACTTTGGAAATTATTGAAATATAATGAACCAGATGCTTGGAAAAAACCAAATTTAACATTAGCAGAAAAAACAGCAATGATATATAATGGCGAAGAGCACCAAGAAAATTATCAAGTGTTTCTTGATTTCACTATGGACGATTCCGTTTATACTGAAAATACTTATTTAAGAATTTATCCTTTAACTGTTGTACCTACTGATAGGACAACAGGGATATGTACTATAAACTTAGAAGTATTCTCTCATGCAAAAATAAATCACTTATCAAATTACACTACGAGAGTAGATGATATAATACAAATTTTGTTAGAAGTATTAAATGGTGCAGAAGTGAGCAATATGGGATGTCTATATTTTGATAATAGTAGAAGTAGAGATAATAAAATAACCTCTATAGGGTCAAAACCTTATAAAGGTAAAATTCTAACCATGTCTTTAAATATGGGATAATATGAGTGAATTAGATTATTATTTAACTTATGATGACCCAATTCCTTATAAGGACTTAAAAATATATCCCGCAACAATGAGGGAGTATTTAGACTTTCATACTTATGTAACATGTTTACTATATGAAAAAAATAGCATACCAAATCCTAGATTTATATCTATGTCATATTTAAGATATATTTTTTATTTAGCAGAAGAAGAAAACTCTTTTGCTCTACATTTACTTTATATGCTTTTAAAAATGGTTTTACGTATTGAAGACGATAATTCTATTAAGTTTTATAAAAAGAATGAAATGGCATTCTTTTCAATTAATAATGTTGAATATGATGCTAATGACTTTGACAAAATAAAGAATATTATTTGTATTCAAAATGGAATACAACAAATTGACGAGACAATAAAAAAAGAAGTAAGAGATGCCCTTAGAAAGGCACAAGAATATAAAATGCAACAAAATCAAAATAAAATGTGTTCTCTTGAAGACCAAATGCTTTGCGTGGTTATTTCTTCAAGTTTGAAATTAGATGACATCTATAAGTTATCTATCAGAAAGTTTTCAAAAATACTTGAAAGAATAGACCACAAAATGCATTATGAAATATACTTGAGTGCATCATTGAGCGGATTTGTTGAATTTAAAAATAAAGATGTATTAAAACCATGGATGGCTGAGCTAGAGCAAAAAGATATCTACGGCGATGTTAAAATTGATGAGAACGAAATGCAAAGCACCATTGATGGAATTAATAACCCAAATCATAAATAAGATAAAAATGACACTTTAATGTGTCTTTTTTATATATAAAAAAAATAAAGGAGGAAAAAACATGAAAAAGTTTCTTGTAAGTGTTGCAGATGTATATGGATATGATTCTAATGATACATTACTTTTTGTAGGTAAAACTCTATTAGATTCATCAATCGAAACAACATTATCAAACACTGACGTTCGTGGTGGTAGAGGAAATCAATTACAATATATCTATTATCACACAGCTGAAATGAATATAACAGTTAACGAAACACAATTTTCTTTAGAATTCTTAGCACTAAATACTGGTACAAACATCCAAATGGGTGCTGATATGTTCGTAGAAGAAAGTGTAACATTAGAAAACGGACAAGGTACAGTAACTACTGGAACACCTTTAGCTTTAACTACTGGCGTATTATACGGATGGGTAACTAAAGCTGATGGAACTGTAGTAAGAGTTACTTTCACTGGTTCTAACTTTAATATTGGTGACCCAAATAATAATGAAACTGTTTGCGTAAGATACTATACAAAAGTTAATTCTGCAAGACAAATCACAATTAATGCGGATATGTTACCATCTAGTATTAGATTAGTAATGGAAGCACAATTATGTAGTTCTGATTCAACTACTAACCAAATCGGAGTTGTTCAAGTTATAGTACCAAAAGCATCAATGACAGGTCAATTCACATTAAGTATGACTGCTGATGGTGTATCTCAAACACCATTAACAATTAGAGCATTAGCTTCAACACAAAACGTTGGTGGATGTACTGGTGGACAATCTGTATATGCTTATATTATTGAAAGATTATTCAATACAAATTGGTATGACAATGTAATTGCACTTGCATTTGAGGGTGGAGACTTTACATTAGCTGCTAATGCTACTAAGACATTAACAGTTTATGCTATACCTGGAGATGGTAGTGCTGCATTTATCGCTCCTGCTGCTGATATAACTATAGCATCATCTGAACAAGACCATGCTACAGTTGCTGGAAATGTTGTAACTGGTGTTGCAGCTGGAACTTCTACTATTAGTGCAACTATTAATGATAAACCAGAAATAGATGCTAATATTATTGTAACTGTTGAATAATGAAATCTGAATATTGTAAATATTCTAGTTGTATTAAAGAAGGTTTAAGTGAGTATTTAAAGTGCTCTAAACTTTCTAATTATTGTAAATATCAAAGGTATTGCACTACAAAAAAAAGAGTAGTGCATACCGATGATGTTGAAAAGTGCTCTATTCTAAGAGCAGAGGAGGAATCAAAAATGGCAAATAAAAAGCAAAATAGAAAAGAAAAGAAGGTTGATGACTCTGCTTTAAAAATAGAAGTAGAGAAAGTTACTGAAAAAGGGATAGTGGTTTTAGCTACACCTAATTATTACATTGCGTCAATTAATGGTTCAAATGTAAAAATTACTAGCAAAAACAATTACAAGAAAGGGGATATTGTAAAAATATAATATCCTTTTTTTTATCACGAATCCAAAGTTGGCAATTTCTGGGCAGTACAGAAATTCGTGTAAAAAAGATTGGGAGGATTTTGTATGGATTGGGAATTGATAAAAAATATAGCAATGACGTTGGGTTCTGTAGCTGCCACTTTAGCTATAAGTCTTATGACATTTAAAAAAAAAATAGATGAATATTTGAGTAGTAGAAAAGAAAATGTGCCTAAAAAGGTAATTAAACAATCAGATGCAGACCACAGGATTTTAACAAAAATGGAACAAGCAAAAGAAATGTTAGGGGCAGACAGAATTTTAGTATTTGATTTTCATAATGGAGAACACTTTGCAAATGGTAGAAGTGCTCTTAGGATGTCTGCTACTTATGAAGTAACTAAATATGGGATTGAAAGAAAGCAAGGAAATTTACAGAAATTACCTTTAAGTATATTACCTAACTTGATAAGAGAATTACTTAGTAAAGGATGTTTTATTGTAGATGATTTTGAAAAATATAATTATATGCAGCCAGAATATTCTATATGTGGAACATTTAAAATGAAAACATTATATAATTATGTTTTAAAAGACGATGCTGGGGCTCCAGTTGGATTTGTTAGCATACAATTTGCAAATGTTACAAAAGTTAAAAACACCGAGGTTATAAACAAGCTAGTGTGGTTTATTGAAGAAGAAATTGAAGATTTAGTTGAAAAGTAAGGTGGGATTAAAATGGAGTATAAAGAATTATTCGATAGAATATATAAAGTTACTAAAAAAGGTATGTCTTTAGAAAAGATGTGTGATTTTTTAGAAATGAAAGATTACGAGGTCTTGGGTTTGATAAGTCTTATGAAGCAAAATGGCTATGTAATAGACTACGTGGATGGACAAATAATTCAAGTGCAAAATGATTTAGTAAACCAAGAAGGTTTCTTTATACCAAAGGATAAGACCCATATTAAATTTTTAGCTATATCAGATACTCATTGTGGGTCTAAATGGGATAATATTGATTTAATTAATTATGCGTATGAGGTTGCAGAAAGAGAAGGTTGTGATTTCGTAACTCATTCTGGAGATATTACAGAAGGGGATTTTCACAATAAAAGACCAGACCATATATATCAAGTAAGAGCCTTGGGAATGGAGCAACTTGATTATGTAGTCAACAAATATCCAAAAAGTGATGTGAAAACTTATTTAATAACTGGTAATTAAAGGGGAGATAAAAATGAATTATTACATCTTAGGACTATTGGCAACAGATGGATGTTGCCGAGAATATGTTTGGAAAGATGGTGTTACTAAAACATATAAGATATCTTTGGAAATGGCTGATAAACAAATAATAGAGGATGTAGCAAAAATTTTAAATAGAAGAATAGGATATAGAGAAAGAATTATCGCAAATAAACTTAGAAGGTTTTGGAGAATCTCTATAAGTGGTGATAAAATTTATTATAAATATTTGATTGAAAACAAAAAAAACTTTTTCGGATATTTTAAAGGTTTGAGTAAAAAAACAGCAAAATGAAGTTATTAGAGGAATGATAGATGGTGATGGAAGTGTTTGTATAAACTCAAAGGGTTTTCTAAGAATTTGTTACGGAGCGAATACAAAAGACCATTTAGACGTAGTATTTCGTTATTGGTGTAGATTACATGAAATAGACTTTTCAGAATATTATGATAAAAGAGGAAAAGGATATTATAATTTTCAAATTTATTGCAAAGATAGACAAAAATTTTTTGATTTAGTATATAGAAATTCAAGTATATGTTTAATTAGAAAATTAAACATATTTATCGAAAATGGTTACCTAACTGCGTGAACCTTATCAAGGGTGTGGAATTTAAACAATTCTGCTAACGATGAACCCTAAGTCCGAGAGGATATGGCAATATCGTGCCAAGCTCAAGAAATTGAGAAGGTGTAGAGACTAATTGTAAGCTATCTATTGATACGATAGTTGAAGTGCGTGGCACTCGAAATAAAAGAGTGAAGAGATAGTCCGTACTTATAGAAATATAAGAGATATAGCATGATGCTACCTTTATAAAAACTTGTGGGGCAGATGTAGGAAAGATGATTGCTAAAGAAAGACCTGATTTAACTTATTTAGGACAAGACCTAGCTGACTTAAAAGTTGATAAAATAAAAATAAGATTAAGACATGGTGCGGGTTCTGCAAGTTATTCAAAGTCATATAAGCTACAAAAATATTGTGAGACATTACCTATTGAAGAAATTCCTAACGTAATATTACAAGGGCATTTTCATTTTAGCGGATATTTTAAAAACAGAAATATTCATTGTTTTAATGTCCCAAGTTTGCAAGGATACACGCCTTTTGCGAAAGCGATGGGTATGGAATCTGAGATGGGGTTTTGGTTGATTGACATATTTACAGACGGTAAAGGGAATATCAATAGTATTTCTCAACAATTGTATAACTTTCAAGACAAAAAAGTACTAAAAAGGAAGAGATAAATGGATTTTTTAATAACTTTATTAATTTTATTGGTATTGGCGTTGCTGATGCCTCATATAATGAAGCAATACAAGGAAAATACGTGGAAATATATAAAAGAAAGGTTAGAGTTAGAAAAAGAAGCCAAAGAATTAAAAGAAAAATATTTTAAGAAACAAAGGGGAGATTAATGTGATACTAGCACTGGATATGGCTACAAAAAAGACAGGATGGGCATTATTTGATTATAAAGGAAATCTTTTAGAATACGGTCTTTTAAGAACTACAAGCGATGAAACAAAAGAAAGAATGGAAGAACTTTATTTTCAAATATGTGAAATAATAAACTTACATCCTAAATTAACTACTATTGTTTTTGAGGATGTGCCATTAAACAATCATAACAATCTTAAAACGGGCAAAGATTTAGCTATATTACAAGGCGTTATATTAAGTTTATGCTTTGAATATGAATTAGACTATGTTTTGTATAATCCTAGTTCTTGGAGGTCTAAAATAGGCTTATATAATGGAACAAGAGAAGGGATGAAAAGAAGTTATCAAAAACAAGCAGCAGTTGATAAAGTTAATGAACTTTTTGGCTTTAATTTTATTTACAATGAAACTGAGACTAAGAGCAAGTTAACTGATGATGATAAGGCTGAAGCTATATGCTTAGGGTTAGCATATATTAAAGAAAGAGAGGGAAACAATGAAAGAATATAATGATAAAGGAATAAAATTTAATTATAAAGAAGGGCTTGATGAAAGCGACTTTGTTGCTTTAGTGGAGTCCTATATCAATGCATATAATAATGGGATTGAAGGAAATAAAGATGAAATAGAAGGATTGCATAAAAACCCTATTATTGCTGAAAGAGTATTTAATATTAATTTAGGGAATTTATGTGTCGAAAATTTTGATGACAATTTACATAAACAAATTTTTGAGAAGGGAATATATACTTTTTTAAGAGAAAATGTCTATAATGCAAAAGAAGCATATAACTTAGCAAAAGAAGTATGTAAAAGAGTGGACTCTGTTGATGAGCTTGCTTATAATTTGTTCAATAAAATGATAGAATTAATTCCATCTGATATTGATATTAAAGAATTACAAGATGCTTGGGATAAAGTGTCTAAAGAATATAAAGATATAATTAAGGAATAAGATAGAGGCGGGGTTTGTGCCCGTCTTTTTTTTAGGAAATTGCAAAAGAGAGGGGCGAAGTGGATGGATTATCAAATAGTATTATCTTGTTTAAAAAAAGCATTAGAAAAAACATTCTATGAATTTTCCGAGGAATTACAAGAAAGTGTATCTACGAATATATATCAAAAGCCTAAAAGCTTGTACTATGATAGGACAGGAGAATTTTTACAATCAGTAAAGGAACCTACTTTAGATATAAAAAGCAATGGTACATTCACATTTGATTTTTATGATACAGATGCCATAAAATCAAAAAATGGAGCCAAAGGGAAATTTGGACATCACAAGAGTTTCCCATGGAAAGCCCCTTATCCATCAAATGAAGAAGTAAAAGATAATCTTTACTCTTGGCTAGATGAAGGTTTTACTATTCTGGGACACATGTATCATGAGGGTTTTAATTTTGATGTTGGAACGACTTTTGAAAAAGGGAGTCCTTTTTATGAAAGATTTGTTGAAAACGCTATTTTAGAGATAAAGAAATCTTTAGAAAGGAGGTAATATTATGGCTACTGGACGTGGCACGGGAGATTTATCTATGGTTGCAAAAGATATAATTGCAGCTTTAAATAAAGAAAACTTACAAACAAATGAAAATACCAAAGCGATGAAAGAAAATAGTAAAGAAATAGAGAAGAATGTGACTTCTAAAGAAAAAAATGTAAAGGCAATAAAAACTTCAACAGATTTTACAAAAAATTATAAATTAGAAGTTAAGGCTTTGGGAAAAGAAATAGAAATATTAAAAAAACAAATAGAAGGATTAAAAACACAATTAGAAAATGTTTCTAAGGTTAAATCACAATCAGGGTCGCTTCTTTCTGAAATACAGAAAGGGTCTCACAAGCTTACTAGCACAAATGGTTCAAAAACAATAGACATAGGGCTAGGATTAACTTCTAAAAATTTAAGTAAAACTACGATTAGTGATTATGGAACTGAAAAAGTTTACGAAGATGGAATAGTTAAGGCAAAAACTTTTATAGGTGCTACTGAAGAAGCAGAAGAAAAAGTAGTAAGTTTAACTGTTGCACAAAAAAATGCAAACAAAGTATTAGAAGAAGCCGTCAAAATACAGCAACAACTAGCAGAAGCATTTCAAAAGAGTGGGATGGATGAAAGTGCTATAAAGTCTCAAAAAGAATATACTGAGTTAAGTAAGATAATAGAAAAATATAAAACTAATATAAACACACTTTTTGAAAGGCTTGATAAAAACGAAAAAGATTTAAGAGTTTTTGATATATTAAAAAATGACGTAGTAGATTTACAAAAAGAATTAACTAAACTTAGTACAAATGCCAAGACTAAAATTGATGAAATAGCTAATAGTGGAAGAAGTATGGCGGAAGTCATTTCAAAACTTAAAGAGTCTGGTATTGATTTTAGTTCTTTTACTTTCAAAAGCGAAAGTGGAAATATTACAAAATATGCTGATGAATTAGGAAGGATTCTCACTATAACTAGAAAGATTACTGCAAGTGGAGAAGAGGATTTTAGTTACAAGCTATCTAATAGATTTGAAAGATTATCTAATTCAGTTGAGAAAACTTATAAAGATGTGAATAAATTAAGCGATGGTATAATTAATTTGAGAAGAACATCTGAGGTTAAAGAGGCAGATGAATTAAAAACTAGAATAGATAGCCTTTATAATAGCTTGTCTGCTCTTGAAGTAAAAATCACTGAAGCAACTGCTAAAAGGAATGCTCAACAGGTTAATCAATTAACTAAAGAATATAGTAAACAAAAGAAAATTTTAGACGAAAATGTCGATTCTTATAGAAAATTAACCGCTCAAATTAAAAATCAAGGTGGTTGGATGCTTAATTTAAAAGACAGTTGGACGAAAGCAATTCGTTCATTTACAACTTATATGTCAGTTACAACTGTCTTCTATCAAGGCGTACATGCTATTAAAAGCATGGTTAATGAGGTTAAAAACCTTGATGATTCATTAACGGAATTTAAAAAAGTATCTGATTTAGCTGGTGATTCTTTAGATAGATATGTAAAGAAAGCTTATGAGGCTGGTGAAACAGTCGCAAAAACAGGTCGTGAAATGATAGATGCTGCTACCGAATTCAAAAAATCAGGTTATACTGACGACCAAAGTTTAGAATTAGGTAGAATAGCTTTAATGTATTCTAACATAGCAGATGAACAATTAAATGCTGGAGATGCAGCTAATTTTATGATAGCTCAAATGAAGGCGTTTAATATACAAGCAGAAGATTCATTAAGAATTATTGATGCTTTGAATGAGGTTAGTAACTCTTATGCCGTTAGTTCGGCTGATTTAGCAAATGCTATAGGAAATGTTTCATCAACAATGGCTGCTGGTGATACAACTTATGAACAAACTCTTGGCTTAGCATAATTAGGTCAAGTAAAATAATTTTAATTGACGGGGAATTCCTAAGAGCTTTTTCTACCAACTCTTGACAGTGATGTACAAGAGGGTTTATAATAATAATATAAAATAAGGTAAAAAAGAAAAAGATTGGATAATCCGCAGCCAAACGTCTTGAGAATAAGACGGAGGTTCAACGATTAGTAAGTCCACATAAGATGTGGCATACCCTCAAGTGAGGGGAAATGGATTACTTAGAAGATATAATCTAAACTTATATGAAAGTATAAGAGAATTGCGAGGAAAATGTGGGAAAAAAATTAGAAAAAGAGTATGTAAAAAAAATGTTTGAAAGGCACGGATTTAAACTAATAGGAGAATACATAAAGGCAGACGAACCTATCCTTTGCGAAAAAAATGGATTTAAAGGATATCTATCTTATAATAATTTAATGATAGGTAGGAATATTGGATTCTTTAAATTTAATAATCCTTTTTTTGAACACAATGCATTAAAAATAATAAAGGAAAAGAATGATAAGGTAGAAATTATAAATTGTAAACAGGTGGGAGATAAGTATCATAAAAAAAATATATTCACTCTTAAATGTGAATGTGGCTCTATTTTTCAAAAAGAGTGGGGGACTATTAAAGGGAAAAAATATGTAGAATGCTCTGAGTGTATAAAAAGAAAAAGAGGGAAAAATCATAGAAAAAGTAAACAAAAGGCCATAATGAAGTTTAAAGAATTTGGTTATGATGTTTTAGATAAAAAATATGATTTTTTGAGAAATGAAAGAATAAAAGTTAAAGATAAAAATGGATATTTAGGATATTTGAGCTATAATCATATGATTGCAGGAAAAGGATTCGCTATTTTTGATATTCAATATAACAAAGAAAATTATATATATAATATAAATAATTATGCTAAGATGAATGGAATAAATGTAAAAGCCATAGCTCTTTTGAGAAATGGAAAATGGACTACTCAAGGAATTAAATTTGAGTGTGCATGTGGAAATACGTTTGAGACATCTATTTCTTCTTTTCGTAGTGGTAAATTTAGATGTAGCATGTGTGCCAAATCTGTTTCACAACTTGAAGAAAAAATTATGAAATATTTAGATGAATTAGGCGTTGAGTATATAAAAGAATATTCTATATATAATTGTCGAGATATATTACCATTGCCTTTTGATTTTTATCTAGTAAATTATGGTAAAATTATAGAGGTAGATGGAGAAGGGCATTTCAAACCAGTTCATTTTAATAACATTAGTTTAGAAGACGCAAAAAAAACATACAATAAAACTGTTCAACATGATAAAATAAAAACTGAATATTGTAAGAAAAATAATATCCCTTTATTAAGAATTCCATATTGGGAAATAAGAAACAACGAAACATATAAAGAAAAAATATCGCAATTCATTAAGGATTAACGACCCTTAATTAATAAAATGTAATGACGGCCATTACTGAAATTACAAGAAATTCAAATAAATCAGCAAATGCACTTAAAACAATAGGACAACGTATTAGAGGTGTAGGCGAAGATGGTGAAGATGCTAGTGAATATGTTGCATCATTACAAGAAAATTTTGACAAATTAGGAATTAATGTTCAAATAGTAAAAAATAGTGCTGGAGAAATGGAAAGCACCTATAATATTCTTAAAGGAATGGCTGAAAAATGGAATGATTTGACAGATGCAGAAAGACAGTCTCTTGGAGAACTTGCAGCTGGGAAAAACAGAATCACAGAATTTAATGCCCTTATGAGCAACTGGCAAACAGCAGTAGAAGCAACTGCTACAGCTATGAACAGCCAAGGAAGTGCCGCTAAGGAAAACGAAAGAGTTCTTGATAGCATTCAGGGACATCTTCAAAAATTAAAATCAGCGTGGGAAGAATTATCTACAACAGTGGTAGATAGTGATTTAATAAAGACGGTTGTCGATTTAGGTACGGCATTGTTAAATTTTGCTAACAGCGGGATGGGACAATTCATAATTAAGGTAGGATTGGCAGTTGGTGCTATTTCGTTATTAAAGGCGGGATACAACGCATTAACACGTTCAGCTATTAAATATATAGCTATCCAAAAATTAGCGACAAAAGGTATAACAGATTTCACAATAGCGGCGAATGCTACAAAATTAACGAAAGAAATGGAAGCCCTTAGTAAAAACGGTGTTGGATTGCAGACTGTGATAACAACTATTGGGGCTAAAGGAAAAGGTTTATTAGGTGTACTAGGAAGTATAGTTAAATTTATAGGCCCTGCTGGATGGATTATTTTAGGATTAACCGCCATAGCAACAGTTACAAAAAAAATATATAATCATACAAAAGAAGAAACTGAAAAACAATTAAAGAGATATGAAGAAGTCAATAAACAACTTGATGAATACAAAAAGCGTTTAGAGGAACTTAAAGGATATAAATATCTTTCTGATTCGGAGAAAGAAGAAATAGAAACCTTAAAAGAAAAAATTCAACTTCTTGAAGATGAAAAAGACGAACTAAAAGAAATCTATGAAACGGAAAAGAAGAGAGAAGAATTAAAGAACACTAAAAAAAAATCTAAAGAGGCACGCAAGGCATTAAATGAAGGAGACATTATAAGTGTTGAAACTACGGCCTCTTCAAATAGAAATAGTTCTTCAAAAAGAGGGGAAATACCGCTTCCTTCTGGAAATAAAATTGCTGGTTCAAGTACAAATAGAAACATTGAAATACAAATAGAGACAACTAAAGATTTAACCAATAAATATAGCGAATTAAATAAAGGAATAAAAGAAGGAAATAGAGCAGAAGAAGAGTCTACGGCTTTAATAAAAGAAAAAGAAAAAGCTCTTGAAAAATTAAAAGAAAAGGCTGAAAAATATAAAGAGGCTTATGACTTGGCAGCAGAGGCTGGGGACACGGAAATTGCGACCGAGGCATGGAATAAATATTTAGAGGTTCTTAAAATTGTTGATAAAGAAGAATACAACAGAATAGCAAATTTAGAAACAGTTGGTGACCGTTCTATAGAAGAATATAATCAACTAAATAATATCATAAAAGAATATAATAAAACTCAAAAATTAACGGACGAGCAAACTCACAAACTTATTAATAGTGGAATGAGAAGTGCGATTACTTTTGATGAAGAAGGGAATGCGGTTAATTTAGATGCTGATGCAATGTGGGCTTTGTATAAGGCAAAATTAGAACAAAATAAGGCCGACTTAACTGAGGTTATTAGTAACAATATTAAATTATTAAAAAATGAAGGATATACAGCTATTGCAGATGCTAAAGCTTTTGTTACAGCTTACAATCTAAAATATTCAAAAATGTACGGGCCACCAACTAGAGAAGAGCAAGCTACATTAAATTACATAAAACAATTAGAGGAAATAGAAGATAAACTAAAGTCTATAGATTCAACTACGGGCAAAAAAAAGAAGAAAACTTCTTCATCATCTTCTTCTAAATCAGAAAAAGAGTGGTGGGAAAAACAACTTGAAACTCTGAAAGAGCAATATTCTGATAGCGAAATAACTATTGAGGAATATATTAAAGCACTTGAGAAACTTTTAGGTAAATTAAAGAAAGGTTCCGATGCTTGGAAGGAAGTTAATAAACTATTACAAGAGCAAAAACTTTCTAAAATAGAAAGTGATTATAAGCGTGGTGTAATAAGTCTTGATGAATACATTAAAAAGTTACAAGAATTAATAAAAGCTTATAAACAAGGAACTAAAGCATGGCAAGATTTAGCAGACAAAATTAAAGAAGGCCTTTTAGATAAAGCAGAACAAGAGCAAAAAGATTATGGGAACGCAGCTAAAGCAGCTACGGGCATAATAGATGATGAAATAAAAAGGCTTGAAGAATTAAAAGACGCTAAACAAAAAGCGAATGACGAAACTGAAAAAGAATTAGAACTTGCAAAACTACAAGAAGCTTTAGAAAAAGCTCGTAATGAAAGAACGAAGAGGGTTTTTGTTGAAGGAAAAGGCTGGACTTATGTTCAAGATGAACAAGCCATCAAAGAGGCACAAGAGGCTCTTGATGAATTTAACAAAGAACAAGAAACAGACGAAATTGACAAACAAATAGAAGCTTTAGAGAAATATAAAGAGGCATGGTCTAATGTTTCTAGTGACTACGAAAAAGAACAACAAAAACTACTTCTTGCACAACAGTTTGGTGCAGACGCTGAAGAACAAATTCTAAATAAACGACTAGAGATTTTAGAAGAATATAGAAAGAGATATCTTGAAACTTTAAAACAAATTTCTGATATAGAAAAGAAAACTGCTGAGGAAATTCTTGGAGCAACAACTGGAACACCAGCAGGAACTGGTGATGGAGCTGGTGGAGGAACTGGAGCTTCTGAGCAAGCAAGGCTAGTTTCTAGTATAAAGGCTGTATTCGGTCAAGGACGTAAAAATAATAAAAATGACGTTAAAGCATTACAACAAGCATTAATGGCATTAGGATATTCTTTACCTAAATATGGTGCAGATGGCAAATGGGGTCCTGAAACCTTAAAAGCATTAAAGAAATTCCAAAAGGATAACGGGCTTAAAGCCGATGGAATTGTTGGAAAAAACACAAAGAGTGCTTTTGCTAAAAAAGGATATGCTAATGGTGGTGTAGTTGATTACACTGGCTATGCTATGGTTCACGGCTCAGTGAATTATCCAGAGGTAATGCTCAATAATAGACAAGCCGCTAAATTATATTCTATGCTTAGCCATCCAGTTTATAATAGAGTTGGAAATACAAGTAATACAACACAAGTATATAATTTTGATAAACTTGTTTTACCAAATGTAAAAAATGCGAGTCAATTCTTATCAGAACTAAAAGCATTAGTAAATATAACAAAAAATAATTAAAGGGTTGGTTTAATGCCGACCCTTTTATCATAAAGGAGGAAATAACAATGTTGATAAAAGATTTTTACTTTTTTAAAGAAGAAACAGAAGTAAAAGATTCAGAAGCTATTCCAAACTCTAAAGGGAATATATTAGTAATTAGAGTTGATAGTGAAGCAACTTTTGAAATCGAGATAGAGGGATGTTTAGATTTAGAAACAGAACCTAATAAATATAATTCTTTAGCTGCAATAAGCATGAATGATTTAAAAGTACATACAAGTATAATAGAACCTAATGTTTATCAAATAGATATTTCAGGTTGCAAAAAAGTTAAAGCCTCAATAATTTCTTTAGGAGAAGGGTCTTTAACTGTTTATGGAATAATAAAGGAGGGATAATCAATGTCAGTTGATATAATTGCAAGAGGAATGGCTGCAAACGCTGGTGGTGGCGGAAGCGGTTCTGATGTATCTAAGGCATATGTAGATAACGGGGACGCTAATACTCTTGCTAGTGCGAAAAGTTATGCTGATAATTTAGCTATTGAATACATTGGTAGAGAACAACAAGTTGATTTTAATGCAGTTTTACAAAACAATGTTATTACAGCCACTTTAGATGAAACAATTAATGACTTTACCTTCACTAATAATACTGGATATTTATTCCACATTTACTTACCATTAACTACCTTAACAGGGGATTTAGACAACAACTACACAATAATTTTAAAAGACAAAAATGGAAATAATATAAATATAAATTGTATGTTCCAAAAAGATATTACAAAAACTTCAACAGTTGGTGATTTATGTCAAATACAAGACTATGATATAGGAATAGGATATAGTTGGGAATTTTATGCTAATTATCGTGAAATAAATAATAATGGGAACATTGTAAGAATGGTTTACACTGATACAGTAGTTAGAGAAACTAATCCTAGTATGACAGGGGCAAACTTACATCTAGCTATATCTAATAGCAAGTTAAAAGTTGGAACTGCCGTATTATGCCTTACTAATTATGAAAATAATGGAACTATATATAAAGCAGGATGTACTTATAGAATAGACGGAACTTATGCCGATGGTGAAATAATATTAACAGCTGTAGATTTAACTACAACATTTGTAAACGGCATAATAGGAACAGCATTGGAGGGGAGTTATTAATGGCGAGAACAGATAATTTAAAAGTTTTTCTTACTGATGTTGCAGATGCAATCAGAACAAAAAAAGGAACAACCGAATTAATCCCTGCAAATACATTTGATACTGAAATAGAAAGTATTAGTGGAGGCAAAGAAGAACAATCTAAGAGTGTAACAATAACTCAAAATGGAACTCAAACAGTAACACCTGATGAAAATAAAACATTATCTAGTGTTGAGATAACAACTAATGTTCCACAAAAACCAGAACAAGCCAAAAGTGTGACTATCACTCAAAATGGGAGCAGCACAGTAACACCTGACGAAGGTAAAGTTCTTTCTAGTGTAGAGATAAATACTAATGTGGCACAAGCAAAGTATAGCCCTGCATTTGTTAGCTTTAGGGATTGCCCTGAGGTTTTTATTGGGGATGCTCTTTTAGATTTAGATACAAGTAATATTACTCAAATGAGCAGTATGTTTTCCAATTGTTCATCCCGAGACACGTTGAATGCAAACGGAGCTATCAATAACTTTAGTTTAGATAAAGTTCAAACTACTTCCAGCATGTTTTATAACTCTACCCTAAGAAATATAGACTGGAGTGGGAAAAGTGCCCCTAATTTAACAACCATGTTAAGCATGCATAGCAATAATCTAAGTTTAGTAACTGCAAATTATAGCAATCTTGACGCACCAAAGTTAACGAATATTAATTACATGTTTGAAAGAGATAGTTACTTAACCACAGTAAATTTAAGTAACATTAACGCTCCTCTTTCATCAATATCTTCTTTATTTTCTGGTTGTAAACAATTGGAGACAATTAACTTAGAAAACATCAATACCTCAGAGGTCTTAAATATGGATAATGTATTTTTTAATAATACTTCTTTATCAACACTTGATTTAAGTAGTTTTGACACATTAAAAGTAACAAGCATGAAGAATATGTTTTATAACTGTACTTCATTAAGAAATTTAGATATAAGAAACTTTGATTTTACAAATGTAACTTCTTATTCAAGCATGTTTGCTGGCGTCCCTGACAATTGCAAAATTATAGTTAAAGATGACGCCGCTAAAGAGTGGATAACAAGCAAATTTACTAATTTAACAAATGTAGTAACTGTAGCAGAATTAGGAACAGAATAAAGAAAAGAAAGGAGGATTAATCTATGATATATCAACCAAGAAATGTAAATCCAGCACAAAAATCTATAGATGGTAATGTTTTAAATAATTACTTTTCTATGGAAATAAATACTAATGATAAAGTTGTTGGATATGAACTTACAATATTAAATTGGGATAACACCGTAAGATATGTTCAAGATAAAGTAAATTTAAGCACTCCTTTATACAATGGAGATACCTTGTCTTTTCTCATTCCTAGTTCTGCTCTTAAAGCGAACTTAGAAAATGGTTTTGATTATAAATGGTATGTGAAATTGTATCAAGACACTTCTAATATGTATATTACATATGGAATAATCCAAGCAGTAAATAGTGAGACAGAGTTAGTGTTACAAAAAAATATTAATGTAAAAGCTGGGATGAGCTTAAAATACAATAATGAATTAAAAACTATTACTGCATATAGTGATAACACTGGAATAGCAACTATTGAATCTGCTTTTACAAGTTCTGTTTTAGCTGGGGCTCAATATCAAATATATTCTGACTTCATACAAACTATTCCAGAATATATACTACATGTAAGAAAAACACCAAGCGTAGAAATTAATAATATTCCTAGTGAGATAACTACAAAAAAATACACTTTCACTGGAACTTATTCGCAAGCAGACGGGGTTCCTTTGTCTTATCATAGATGGACTTTGGGTATTACAGATAAAGATAACCCATTAATATATACTGTCGTTCAAAATACAGAGAAAGTATATAATTGTAATTTAACTTATACTTATGATGGTTTAAAAAATGGCATTAACTATGTAATAATATTAGAAACTGAGGATGAGTTTGGCATAAGTAATTATGTTCAAAAATATTTTTCGGTATCTTACAATGAAATAGAATATTTAGAAAAGCCATCTGCAAAAGTAGATTATAGTAAAAATGCAATACAATTAGATTGGGTTGCACCTACTGAGTTTGCTCCAAAGGTTTGGAATACAAATATCTCTTCTGGGGATGTTTTACCAGGGGATATTGGTTCTAATTCATTTTATATTTCAAGAGGATTAACTAATATATTTGAGGATAATATAATTACTATAAACAATGTAGAGATGCATATAAAAACATATGATACAATAACTGGTTTGATAACTGTAAAAGAGGATTTGCCAGAAAGTCTTGTAGTGGGTAGTGATTATTATATTCAAGGTTATGATGGATTAGGTGTTAGTGATGCTACTGCATTGTATAGAAACACACCTTATCAAAACACAAACTCTGTTGATACTAAAGGATATAAATTAATATATGAAAGTGACAAAGATGATTCTATTGGGGAATACCCAGATGATTGGGAAATAACAATGCAATTTAAGCCTAATAAAGATTTCTTTTATGGAACAACTGGAGTTTTTAGAGATATTATAGATATTGCCTCAGTTGAGAGTGATGCAACTGATAAGGTTTCAGGAATGATACTTATCTTTGCACATATTTATGATATTGTAGGGGCTTATCCCGAGAATACTAATGGTGTAGCTAATATACAAACATTAAATGCCCCTCCTAGTGGAGAGAGCAACACAAAGGAATATATGTATCTAAACGAGACTATTGATTTAAACACAACCTCTTATATATATTTCCCAGAATATTCTTATATAGAAAAAATTAGTGACTTTGACAGTACAACTTTAAAAGCTACTTTTAATAGTCCATTACCATTTGTTCCTACTGCTGGTGACCAATATGTAATGATGATTACTCTAAAGGCATCCTTTTATTCTAACCCAAATAATCAATGGCTATTACAAACATCAAGTAAGGTTAATAGTGCATATGATTATAGATGGATAGATGAAAATAATACATGGGATGACACTAAATATTGGGTAGAAGGCGGAACTGCTATAGTTCGTATTGCTGAATCTTGGTGGAAAGTAAAATTAACAAAGGATTCAATAAAATTAGAGAAGGGAGGGGTATAGTATGAACATCAAAAGAGTAACTTTAAACTCACAAGTTCAATTTGATTTTTTTCATCTACAAAAGAATGAAACTTCTAATAGTAATATTTTTGTAAATAGATATATACCTTCTCTAGCTAATAATAGTATTTCTTTGATAACATTCGATGATAGTTTCACTAATATATATGATAGCTATGGAATAACTAATACGGCAGTTGGATATACTTTTTCAGTTTATAAAGAAAATAAAACTGACAATGACGACACTTTAGAATTTGTGGCTAAATTATCTGATGGTTCTTTATCTATAATAGACCATAATGTTCAAAATCATATGGAGTATGTATATCATGTATATAAAGAAGATGAAAATTATACTTCTTCTGATGTATTATCTAATAATGTTACTACTTGTTGGTGGGATTGGACAATTACAGGATTTTATTCAGATGATGATGGAGTATATAGAGTAGACCCTCAAAATATTTGGAGATTCTCTTTAAATATCGACAGTGGAGATGTTTCAGAGACTATGAGTAAAACAGTTTATGATAACTTAACAAAATACCCAAAAATTTCTAGTGGAACTATGAATTATAATCAAGGCTCTCTAACATGTATTGCTGGGAATATACAAAATGATTTATATACTGAAGCTATTGGAATTATTAGACAATGGAATTTCTTTTGTTCTGGAAGTGAACTTAAATTATTAAAAGATAGAAAGGGAAATAGATGGATAGTTGATATTACAAGCAGTTCAACTAAAACGGCAGATGAGAGTGTAGAACAATATACTACAGTTTCATTTAATTGGGCTGAGATAATGGATTCAAACTATATATCTATTATAGAATAATATGAAACAAGAAAAAGTATTAGCAAACTATTTAGGGGAAGTTTTATCTGTATATTCCGACGGAGAAACTTATGACCCTGATTATTACTCATTTTCATTAATAACAAGAATGTTAAAAATGCCAATAGTTAAACCACGTTTTCGCTTATTCTTATTGAATCCCGATGAAACTATTGATTATGAAATACCAGAACAAGACATAATATTAGACTCTGGAAATTATGATGAGAACTATCAAAGTGGACAAAGGAGAAGCGTAACAATATCTTTAAATAATTCAGATGGAAAATACACACCCAACTTAAATAAAATTTGGGTAAACAATCGTTTTAGATTAGATATAGGAATTGACTCGCTGTTTTATGTGAATAGAACCTATTGGTTTCCTAGAGGTATATATATATTAGGGAACCCTACTGCTAGTCGTTCTAATTCAGACAAACAAGTAGAGCTATCTTTATTGGACAAATTTGCATATTTAGAAGGAAAGAGCGGTACTTTAGAAACAACTTATGAAATTCCTGCTGGAACAGATATTGAAGAGGCCATAATAGGTATTTTAAGTTTAGACAATGGTTCTGGATATCCTATTGATTTAAAGCCTATTGTTTATGATTCTAGGTTTAAAGGAATGAAAATGCCTTATACTTTATCTAAAGATGCAGGTAGTACGTTGGGGGAAATGATATTAGATATAGGGACTATATTAAATGCGGAGGTTTATTATAACACAGAGGGAAACTTATGTTTTATAAGCATAAATGAAACCATTAATGACACGGACAAACCAACTTTATGGGATTATACTGACACAGAACCAGAGTATTTTAATTCAACTATAAGTTGTGACTTTGAAAATGTGGTAAATGAAATACATGTGGTTGGTGATAGTGTTACTGCCGACTTAGCTTATGCAATGGCTGAAAATAGAAACCCAGAATCGCCTATATGTATTCAAGTAGTTGGTAGAAGAGTTGAATATATAAATGACGCTAATATCTATAGCAAAGAAAGAGCTCAAGACAGAGCTGATTATGAGCTTAGAAAAAAAGGCATTTTAGAAACAAGCATTACATTACCTGTTGCTTTCAACCCTCTATTGTTTGTAAATAATATTATAACAATAGAAGATTCATTCTTCGGATATAAAAGAGAAAAATTCTTAATACAATCAATTTCTTATTCTTTGGGAACTGATAGTCAGATGACTTTATCTTGTTCAAACTTAACAAACTTCTCAAAACAACCATTTGCTACATTACAATATGTGCCTTGTACTTCAGAAGAACAAGCTAGAAACTTGGTTAAAGCTTATTTTGGAGGAGACCCTACTGACTTATCTATTGTGAATGAATATGAAACTGACATAGTATATGCTTTTGGATTAGCTGATTCTGTAACAACAGTTATAAGAGCTTATGCATATGTTAACAAACAAACTTCAAATGTATATGTAACAGAAAAATATATATATTATGACTAAGAAAGGAGGAATTTAACATGGAAACAGAAGAAAATTACCCTGCTCAATTTAAAAATGTAATAGAGAAAATAATAGATGCCGAGTTAAATAAAAGAGGGATAACCAAATATATTTCTGCACTGGTAAAAGGTGTAAATGATAATGGGACTGTAAATGTATGTATTCCTCCCAACTTAGACTCTATTATTAGTGGGCTTTTGAATAAAACAGGGGAAACATTATCGGAGGGCGACAGTGTAGAACTATGTGCTAAAAATGGGTCTGTAAATAATTCTTGGGTTGCTATTAAACATAAAACAAGTACTCAATTTGCGGGAATAGATTTACCTAATACTTTCTCGCAAGAACAAATTTTTAATAAAGATATAATTGCGAAAAATGTGGTTAGCAAGAATTTGTTTAATATAAATGGCTACGTGGCACAACAATATAGCACTCGTATCAGTGTGAAAAACAACACAGCAAGAGTTACATGCTTGGGCGATGGTCAAAACATGTATTCCTGTATTAAGATAGAGAATATTAGTGAACTGCTCGGTAAAACGTGTACTTTTAAAGCAATAGCAACTTCGAGCTCAAGTAATGTGCCTATGGCAAGAATTTATTTTGGAACTGATTATGTCCCTGCAACTGAATCGGCTAACTTTGATTTATACGGGGAAACTTCAAATACACAAATAACGTCAACTTTTCCAGCAAATATGCCTAGCGGTTGTGATGGGGCTTATGTATTGCTTTATGGGAATAGAAATGGTACTGGTTTCAGTACTGGTGCTTATGCAGATTACACCAATATTCAATTAGAAGTTAGTTCTACAGCCTCGGCTTACGCACCATATTTGAACTTAGAGGAGTTGATGCCTTTATTACCAGTAACATCTCTTATGACAGTAAATGAGGAGTATGTATATACTAGCGACTTATCATATATTGTAGTCCGTATAGGCAAAATAGTGATATTAAATATTAGAACAATAGGTTTTAAATCAGTTGTACCACATGGAGGTAAAATTATATATGGACTACCACCTGCTAAAAATGGTGTAATATTTTATTTATATGGTGGAAACGTTGCAAAGGGAGATACAATGAGAGTATTTGTAGACGAAAATGGTGAAGTAAATGTGCATTATGAGTCAAACACTTATTATGGTAGTAGTTCTGATAGACAATATGGTGGAATAGTTATATATGAAACTAATTAATAAGAAAAATAATTAATTAAGAAAGGAGAATATTTATGGCACAACAACAAATAGATAATGGTGAAAGTGCAGCACTTGTTAGAAAAAAACTTAATGATAACTTTACAGAGTTGTATACGGGTAGGGTTCCTACAAACCATGCCAGTTCTACTCAGTCTTATGGGGTAGGAACCACAGCAAATTATGGACATGTAAAAGTAACAAGTGGAAACGGGCTTAACATATCAAATGGAACGATATCTATGGCTTCAGCTTCAACTACAAGTGCTGGTGCAGTTCAATTAGTTAACAATAGTGATACTATAGATGATACAAAAGCGGCTTCAGCGGGGGCCTTGTATGACGTTGCCCATACATTAACTAAGACCTATTGGGGACAGGGAAATCCTACCGCTAGTGCTGGGAAAATTGGGGACATATACGTCATGATAGGATAAGGTGGTCTTTATGAGAAAAATGAAGTTAAATATACAAAGATTTGCCACTGTTTTAAATAATAAACTTTCAAATGGGGTTTCTCCTTATGCTTATTATACAGTAGAAGCGTCTTATAATAATAGAACGGCTTCTACAGTAGATATTTCAGTTACCGTTACATCTAATTTGAGATATCAAAGTTCATCTCTAGGAACTGGTAGTACTATGGGTCTTAATGCTTATTTCAAATTTAATGGAGTTCAATACGGTCCCCTAGCTTTAAAGGCAACAAACGAGTCTTGGAGTGGGACTGCAAAACATACTAAAAGTACTACTTACACAATTAGTAATTTAGATATAAATTCTACAAATATAGACATACAATTTAAGGTAGATAGAACAGGTAGTGCAGCGGGCACTTCAAACAAAAACACTGGTGCATGGTTAGCCTGGACTACTTGTAGTTCTTTAGCAATAGAATCAGGTGCCAAATATATACCTGCTATGGTTGCATCTTTAGAAACACATCCTAACAATCCAGGCTGGTATAACATGACAAATACTTATGCTTGGATTGATTGGAGTTGCACAAGTGATTCTACAATCAGCTCAATAAATCAAATTCAAATTACATATGGAGCATCTGGGCAAAATGGAACAACTATATATAGGGATGTTTCTGGCAAAAGTGGGTCTTTTCAATTAAGTGGATTAAGTGGAAATACTGCTTATTGGGTTAACGTCTATGGGAGAAGTTCTGATGGAATTTGGAGTGCTACTGCTGCTGTTGTAACTTTTACAACGTACTCTAATCCTATAGATATGGTTTCTGTCACAATAACTTCTTTAATTCCCACTTCTGTAACTGTTAATGTAGTCCCATCTACCACCAACAATTTAGACCACTACTCTTATTTGTTATTTGATGAAAATGGTAGTATTATTGGGAATTATACGACTGCAAATAATTACTGTACGTTTTCAGGTTTAACACCAGAAAAGCATTATGTTTTAGATGTAGCCGCCCACCCTAGAAATCAAGGTTCAGTGAATGCAATGTCAAAAAGTGTGTCTTTTACGACGCCCGCCGACCAGGCGACTATCTTGGTGAAGACTGATAATGGGTGGCAAAGAGGGAAGGTATTTATTAAAACCGAGAATGGATGGATTGCCGCAAAGAAAGTCTTTGTAAAAACGGGTTCAGAATGGACAAAAGCTATTAATGCTTAGGAGGTAAATTTATGGAATTTTTAAATAATAATATTGAAACTATAATAATGATACTAACTCAAATTATAGTATGGATATTGGGTGCACTATCTAAGAAAAATGAAAATATAAAAAACGATATGATAATTTTTCAAAATGGTATCGTGGGTTTAATTTCATGTTTTTTATATTATGTTGTAACTAAAGATTTTAGTGTTGCTATCGCAACAAGTGGTTTAACAGCCGATATCGTTTACAATTTAGTACATAGTTCATATAAATTAATAAAAAGAAAGTAAGGAGTTTTAAAATGGGAAAAATTATATTAGATTTTTTTAGACAATTAATTGAATTTATTTTGAAGAATAAAGATAAAAATGAAATACCAGAGACAGAACCAACGGACGAAGAAATAAAAAAAAACGAAGAAGAGAATAAGAAAGAAGAAGAAAAAAAAGAAGAGGAAATTAATAACAATAACGAGAAAGGTGAGAATAAGGCTCCAGAAGAAGAAAAGTCTCCCGAACCAGCTATTGAAAACTCTCTTCTTAATTTAAAAGAACAACAAACATATTTAAAAAAGATAGGTTTATATGTTAAAAAAATAGATGGTATCAGAGGTGCAGGACATAAAAAAGCTGTAAAACAATTTAATACTATTTTTCTTAATAAAGAAAGTGAAGTATATTATGATGACACTGACAAGTTATTAAGAGAAATATATGCTTCTTATAATAATAACCCTTATATGGTTGATAGTGATTGGAAATATTTTAAAAACTTTAAGTCAGGTGAATTTTATTGCACTTGCAAGAAAAAATATTGTGATGGTTGGAATGGTTTAAGAAATAAAATACCAATGCATTTATTAATGGCTGACCAATATATCAGAAATCATTTTGGGAAAGCAGTTAGTTTAACCTCAACTATTAGATGTGATAAAAGAAATAAAGAAGTTGGTGGAGTTAAGAACAGTAAGCATAAATTATTTAGAGCAAACGATATGGGAGTCAAAGGTGTTAAAGCGGCAAATGTTAAAAAGTTCGTATATACTGATTCAAGTACTAATTTACCATTTGTGAATTATGCTTATGATATAAATGCAAATTATGAACATGTAGATGTAAAAATTTAGCAAGGGGAGGAATAAAACATGATAAAAACTATAAGAGTTAAAGACAATAATATTGTAGATTATCTTGGAGATAATACTGACTCAATAACTGAACTTACTAATAATAGTACTTGTGCACCAGGTAGTACTTGTTACTTAGTAGAAACTGGAGAAACTTATATAAAGAAACTAACTGGTGAATGGACAGCAAAATTAGAAACAAAATATGGTGAACCACAACTTAATATCGAATTTGACTTAGATTCGACAAATGATGGTGGGCTTAGCATTTCAGGGGATTTTGGCACTATAGAAGTTGGATTGGGTCAAAAAAATACATATAATGAAAAAGTTAAATTACCAATTACCAGCGACATAACAGTCGATAAACCAAAAAGCCATGCATTAATAGAAATCACTACTTACGTAGATGATAAGCAAGTAGATTATAAAGAGTATACCAGTGCAAATGATAGTATACCAGATTCAGTAATTATATTATCTAATGATTTAGTGTCCCAATATGGAATTACTTTTGCTAGTAATGTACATATTAAGGTCTCTAGTTCAGCAGTTGTATAATAATTTATTTTAAAAGGGGGATTATATTAATTTATAGTCCCTCTTTTTTTTACGTTTTGAGAAAGAAAGGGAAATTTATGAAAAGAATTTATTTTGATAACGCATCAAATGAGACACCAAATAAAGACATTTTAAAGCTTTTAAGCATCTTTTATACCTCTAAAGTACATAATCCTAGTTCAACACATAAAGAAGGAATAGAGGCTTCTTTTTGGCTTGAAAACGCACGTAAAGATATTGCAAAAGTGCTTGGCTGTGATGAAGATGAAATTTTCTTTGTCTCAAGTTCTAGTGAAGCGATAGCGTGGGTAGCCAAGATGAGAAAAATTATTGCTCATCCAACATCTCATCATTCTGTAATAGAGGCACAAAAAGATTGTAATCCAAAATTAACAAATGAACCTGTATTAGCCATACCTTATTATGATAGTGAAACAGGGCAAAAGAATGAGATAGAGGGTGTAAAACCCGAAATATTTTTAGACCTAACAGCTTCTATTGGTAAAGAAAGAATAAACTTACACAACATGAAAAATGTAACTTATGCTTGTTTATCAGCCCATAAGTTTGGTGGCATATTGGGTGCAGGACTACTTTATATTAGAAAAGATGTTCAACAATATATCCAACCTTTAATATGGGGAAGTCAAGAACAAGGGTATAGAGGCGGAACAGAAAACTATCCAGCTATTATAGCAATGAGTGAAGCACTAAAAAAATGTTATGAACATTTTGATGAAAATAAAACAAAATTGGATTACTTAATGGAATTTTTAGTTTCAAATATGCCAAAGTGTAAATTTCAAAGTGCAAGTAACACTTTAAATATTACATTTAACAAACTATCTGCTCAAACAGCGGTTGTTATTTTTGATAAAGAAGGAGTGGCTGTTTCAGCTGGTAGTGCATGTAATTCACATAGTGTTGAACCTTCTTTGACGCTTTTATATAGAGGTTATACAAAGGAAGAAGCATTAAGAACTATAAGAGTTTCTTTATCTGAAAATAACACGATAGAAGAATGTAAAAATTTCATAAAAATCTTAAAAGATACAATTGACAAGTATGATTAATTTTGATATAATGCAAATAGAATTGAACACAGGTAAAGGTCAGTTCTAGGAAGAGAGGAAAAATATGAAGTTCCAAGCAAGGAAAGCGGAAAAAAGAAAATTAGCGTTGAAAATATTATTATCAGGGGCCTCTGGCTCAGGTAAGACATATTCTGCGTTAAGACTAGCAACGGGTATTATCAACAAAACAGGTGGAGAAATATATCTCATAAATACTGAGGGAGACCGTGGGGAAATGTACGGAAATAAATTTAATTATAATATAATTGATTTACCAGAACCTCGTTCGCCAGAAAATTATATGGAAGCGATACAATATTGTGTTGACAATGGAGCATCAGTAATTATAATTGATAGTTTATCTCACGAATGGAATTATCTAAATGAGCAAGTTAATAATATGCCAGGAAATAGTTTTAATAATTGGGGAAAACAAAAACCCAGACATAGAAAACTTGTAGATTTTATCGTTGAAACAAAAGTTCATCTTATTGCTACAGGAAGAGGGAAAGATGAATACGTAATGGAAAACGATGAAAAAACTAAAAAAACACAAATTAAGAAGGTTGGGGTCGGAGTTCAACAAGAAAAAGACACTGAATATGAATATATGGTTACATTCAATATTGCCCAAGATACTAATGTTGCAACTGCGATGAAAGATAATTCAGGGTTATTCACAAACAAATATGATGTTTTAACTGAAAAAGATGGGGAAGCATTATATGATTGGGCTAACGGTGGAGAAGAAAGAGTTCCAACCTTGGAAGAAAAATTAAAGCCTATACAAAAGAAAGTAACCGACACAGCAGTTGAAAAAGGTGGAAGCAAAAATCCAAGCGTTGTTGAAGTATTAAAAAAATATGGAATAGTAAATCCTTCTGATTGTTTAGATGAAGAAAAATTAAACAACACTTTAGAAGAATTAGAAAAAATAGGAAAATAAGGAGAAATAATGATAAGATTAACAAGTAAATATGCTCGTGGAGGACATGAGTTTAATACAATTTTTACTGTTTGGGATTTAGAAGAAAATTCAAGTGGTAAAAGTATGAATGTAACATTAAGTACATCAAGAGAATTAGACCCTACATATGATAAAAAAGCAATTGACGAAGGTCTTGCTAGAGAATATAACGGGAAATATTATGCTAAAACTAGAATAAAAGGGATTCTAGTGCAAGAAGCATTTAATAAAGCAAAAAAATATAGCCTAGAGAATGGACAAAAAATAACAGACTTAGTCGGAGATTTGACTTGTGAGTTATATACAGTAAAAAATAAAGAAGGCGAAATTATGTGTGATGAAAGCGGTAAGAATATCACAAGATATGGAAACCCAATGATTAAAATTCTTGATTTTGAACTTTATGAAAGAGACAATCAACCAACTAGAGTAGGAATTGATAAGCCACCTAGAGTGGAAGAAGATACAAAAGTTGCTGAAACTGTTGATGAATCTGAATACCCATTTTAGTTTATAAAGCAAGAAAGGAAAAAAGAAATTATGTTGGTACCGCAAGATAAACTGCTAGAAGCAAAGATTAAATATGATGGGCAGGCAATACAAGAAATATGTGATTATTTTGGTATTGAGTTTAACGAGAAAAGCAAAAGTGCATTATGCCCTTTTCATGCGGATAAAAACCCATCGTTTTCATGGAACCCTAAAACTGCGAGCTTTCGTTGTTTTGGATGTTCAAAAAGCTTTGATATCATAGATTTATATTTAGCACAAGGAATGACTTTTATACAAGCGGTACAAAAATTATTTGAACAAACTAATACAGAGTTTTCTTTTAGTTCAAGAGGTGTTCATTCTAAACCAACTTATAGATACCCAAAAAGAGAGTTTGGGGCTGATAGAACTAGCGTAGAACAATATATGGCACAAAGAAAAATTTCACAAAAGACATTAGATTATGCAGATATACAAGCCGATGAAAAAGGGAATATTGTTTTTCATTATTACGATACTAATGACGTATTATTAAATGTAAAATACCGTCCGTCAAGAAAGGTATTACGTGGTGAAAACAAAATGTGGTTTCAAAAGGATACTGATACAACACCTATTCTATTTAATATGAATAGAATTGACCCAACAAAACCACTGGTAATTACAGAGGGGTGTATAGATACTTTGTCTATAATAGAGGCAGGCTATACAAATGTAGTATCAGTTCCTAATGGCTCTAACTCATTTGGTTGGATTGAAGAAAACTGGGAATGGTTAGAGCAATTTGAAAAGGTTATTATTTGGTCGGATAATGATGACCCAGGTCTAAAGATGAGAAACGAATGTACTCGTAGACTTGGAACTTGGCGTACATCATATATTGAAATAAAACCAGAAGATATAGGGAAAGACAACAAAATCTGTAAGGATGCAAATGAAATATTATATTTTTATGGAAAAGAAAGAGTTATGGAATATATCAATAATCCTTTAGACACCCCAATACAAGGGGTCTTAGACTTAGTAGACGCAGAAGAATTTGATATTGAGAGTGCAGAGGGGTTATACACTGGTATTAAAGAGCTAGATGACAAAATATATAAACTTGTGTTTGGAACGGTGGTTTTAGTTACAGGAAAGAGTGGTTCTGGTAAGAGCTCTTTTGCTAATCAAGTTGCAATAGGTGAAGCAGTTAATCAAGGATATAATTGTTTTGTATATTCTGGAGAGTTACCCGCCCCCATACTTAAAAATTGGGTAGAAACCAATATGATTGGTAGAGAGAACATTACTCTTAAAAGTAATCAAGCTAGAGTATTTAATAATGATGCTAAAATGCAAATGAGAGATTGGTATAAAGGACGTATAATGGTATATGACGATAGTTTAGGTGTAGATTCTAAGTCATTACTTATAAAAATGGAAGAAGCAGTTAGAAAATTAGGATGCAGGGTTATTACAATAGATAATCTTATGTGCGTTGACTTGCTATGCAGTGAAAATGATAGATTAGAAGCAGAGAAGACTTTTGTAAAAGATTTAGTTCTATTTGCTAAGAAGTTCAACGTCTTAATATTCCTGCTTGCACACCCTCGTAAAAACATTGCTGGGGAAACTTCTTTAAGTTTACAAAGCATATCTGGTGCCTCTGCCATTGGAAATTTATGTCACATGGCTTTTGCGGTTCATAGATATACCAATGATGAAAAAAATGGGGAAACTAATATGAGGGGCGATTATATTAAAGGAAAAGAACCTAAACAATATGACACATATATAGAGGTTATTAAAAATCGTTTAACGGGACTTATGCCTAAAATAGAATTATACTTTGATTTTCCTAGTTATCGTTTTTATAGAACTCCTAATGAGCTATGGAAAAGATATAAGTGGAATAAGGATACGTCCCCTATTAGAACAGACGACCCAAATCAGCATTTCTTAACAAAGGAGTGCCCTTTAAATGATTGAGATAGAAGAAGTAAGAAATAAAATAAAAAATGCTTTTTCAAAATATACGTTTCATGAGGATTCCCATACTTATACTTATGTGGACAAAAATGGCGAGGAAAAAACTATAGGAATATCAACAACTCAGTTTATACATTCTTTTTCTGAACCGTTTGATGAAGATAAGATGAGTAAAATAATTGCTCGTAGAGATGGTTTAACTCAACAAGAGGTTTTAGACCACTGGGATTTTAAAAGAGAGCTTGCTTGTGAATATGGAACGCTTGCTCATTTATATCTTGAATGTTTATGGATGAATTATCCATTCTTATACGATAAAAATAAAATAGTTGAAAAGTTTGGATATGACCCCGTAACACCTAAATTTGAAGCCATTAAGCCCGCACTTCAAAAGTTCTATGATATATTTAAAGAAAGATTAGAAATTATTGGTGCCGAGGTTGTAATTGCTTCTGAAGATTATGATGTTGGAGGTTCTATTGACTTGTTGGCATATAGCAAAAAATTAAAAGCATTAATTATCATAGATAACAAAAGCAATAAAGAAATTAAAAAAGAAGGGTATAAGGGTAAAACTATGAAAACCCCTTTAAACCATTTACAAGACTCTAATTACTGGCATTATAGTTTACAAGGAGCAATATATAAGAGAATTCTTGAAACTGAAACAGGGTTAGAAATTAGTGATAGAAAATTCTTAATATGGTTTGACAATGAAAAGAAAAATTTTCAAATAATTGAATGTGCTAATTTAGATAAAGAAGCAGAAATAATTTTAGAAGGAAGAAAGGAAAATAAAAAATGATAGACCTAACAAAAGGATGTAATAAATGTGGAGGCAGGGGATTGGTTAATTTCACTGAAGACAATATTAAGTTCACTAGATGTGTGAAATGTGGAAATGTGGAACGCATCATTGAGCCAAAAAAATCTACAAGAAAGAAAGGGAAAAGAAAATAAATGGACATTGAGGAAATGGGAGTTTGGGGTCTTTCAGAGGCTCTATTCAAGATAATCGAGCAAGGCTTTGTTGAAGACCCTGAAACTGGGGAGATTATATTTTACAGCGAAGATTTAGATAAACTTCAAGAAGCATTTGATAAGAAAGTAAATAACATTGCAGGATATATAAAATATTGTGAAGCAAAAGCAGAAACTTTTAAAAATCGTAAAAAAGATATTGATGCGTTAATCAAATCATATACTAATAAAGCTGAAAGATTAAGTAAGTTCTTAAAAGAATATATGATAGCTCACGATAAAGAAAAATTAGATACTGATAATTATAAAATATCTTTTAGAAAATCAAAATCTTCTAATATAAGTAACGGTGAAGTACTTATGGAATGGATTAATAAAAGTCAAGAGAGAAAAGACTCTTATTTAAAATTCAAAGAGCCTGAAATTAACAAAGATGCACTAAAAAAATATGTAATAAGTGAAGAAGTAGATGTACCAGGGTTTGAGATTATAGAAAATAAGAGTTTACAAATTAAATAAAAAAGGGGAATACATGGAAGAATATATAAAAAAGACAATAATATGTAAAGATTGTGGTAAAGATTTCACATTATCAGCAGGGGAACAAAAGTTCTATGAAGAAAAAGGACTTTCTCATCCTATAAGATGCAAAGATTGTCGTTTAAAAAGAAAAGCTTCTTTTGAAAAGAAAGAAGAAACGGTGAAAGAAATTTCACCAATAAAAAGAACTATGACACAAGAAGAAATAGATGATGTTTTAAAACAATGGAAAGAAAATACTGTCTATTTCAAAGATGTGCCAAAGGGACATAATTATAAAAATAAAAAAAATAGAACACATTAGTGTTCTTTTTTTATTGACTTTCTTATTAAAATATTGTATCATTGTGATAGATACTAAAGGGGAAAATAAGAAAGGAGAAACAATGGAGGAAAATTTCGCTAATAAGAAATATTATAATTATCATAAACATGACCATAAGTCAAATCCTGTAACATTGGATGTTGTTTCTAAATTAGAAGATTATTGTAAAAGAGCTATTGAATTAGGGCATGATGCTATTTTTACCACTAATCATGGAATACAAGGGGATATCTTTGAGGCAACTACTTTAGCACATCAATATAATTTGAAACTAATAGTAGGGGCAGAAGGATATTATGTTCCAAATAGAAAAGAAAAAGATAAAAGCAATAGACATATAATTTTGATAGCATTAAATCATGAGGGAATTAGAGAGTTAAATTATATTATATCTGAATCTTTTACTACTGGATTTTACTACAAGCCAAGGATAGATGATGAGTTGTTATTTTCTTTAACTCCAGAAAATTTCATAATTACTACCGCATGTATTGCTGGATTATGGAATGATGAAGATTTAATAAAAAGATTAAAAGAACATTTTAAAGGTAATTTTTATTTAGAAGTTCAAAATCATAATGAAGAGGCACAAAAAAATGCGAATAAAAAAATAATTGAATTAAGTAAAAAATATAATATAAAGTTAATTCATGCTAATGATAGTCATTATATTTATCCCGAAGAAAAAAAAGAATGGGACAAAATAACCATCAATAATAAAGAGTATGAACTCTTACCTGCAAACAGAGATTTGTTTCTAAGAGCAAAAGGTATTATATATGAAGAGGAATCTAATTTTATATTAGATTATCCAGACTATGATACAATTGTGGAAAGATACAAGATACAAGGAATCTTAAATGATAATCAAATTAAAGAAGCTCTTGACAGCACATTAATATTTGAAAATATAGATTGTAGTGACTTTATAAACGATGAAATAAAACTACCTAATATATCTGAAAATCCAAATCAAGAATTAAAAAACATTATAAACAAAGCCTGGGAAAAGGACAGAGAAAGAATAGATAGAAGTGAATGGGCAAAATATATAGAAGCTATTAGATATGAGATAGATATAATCGAAAAAACAAACATGGCAGACTATTTTCTTATAGATTACAACATTGTGAAAATCGCAAAAGAAAAATATGACGGGGTTCTTACAAATACAGGAAGAGGTTCTGCACCTTCATTTTATATTACTAAATTGCTAGATTTAACAAATATAGATAGATTAGCATCACCTATAACATTATTCCCTACAAGATTTATGTCTGTAGAAAGAATATTAGGAGCACGTAGCATGCCAGACATAGACCTTAATACAGCCGATGCTGAACCATTTATAAAAGCAAGTAAAGACTTATTGGGAGAAAATAATTGTGCTTGGATGGTTTCATGGAAACCTCTGCAAGAGTCATCTGGATTCAGATTATATTGTAAGGCAATAGGGATGGATATAAATGAATATAATGATGTTGCAAAGGATTTAGATAAATATAAAGATGACATAGAATGGGGCAAGGTTATAGAAGCCAGTAAACCTTTTATAGGTGTAATAGAAGGGGTTTCAGAATCCCCTTGCTCAATGTGCTTATATGACAAAGATATCAGAAGAGAAATAGGCATGATAAGAACCCCTAATGGAAAAATCTGTTGTTTACTTGATGGATATAATTGCGATAAATATAAATACTTAAAAAATGATTATCTTACTGTAATGGTATGGGCTATTATTAGGGATACATGCAAAATGGCAAACATTAAAATTCCTTCTATTAGTGAATTAGATAATCTATTAGATGATAAAACATTTGACATTTATAAAAAGGGGTTGACTTGTTCTATTAATCAAGCAGATTCAAATTATGCTACTGGACTGGTAACAAGATATAAACCTAAATCATTATCTGAAATGTCTGCTTTTGTTGCTATAATTAGACCTGGATGTGCTAGCCTTTTAGATGATTTTATTGAAAGAAAAGAATACACAACTGGAGTAACTGTTCTCGATAACATATTAGAAGACAGTGGACATAGATTAATTTATCAAGAATCTATAATGAAATATTTAATTTGGCTAGGAATTCCCGAAACTGGTTCTTATGATATTATAAAAAAGATAGCTAAGAAAAAATTTAAAGAACCTGAATTAAAAGAATTAAAAGAAAAATTAATACAAGGTTGGATAAAACAAGTTGGGCAAGAAGATGGCTTTGAAGAAACTTGGCACGTAGTAGAGGATGCAGCAAAATATTCTTTTAATTGTATAGCGGGAGACACTAAAATTCAAAGATTAGGGCAAAAGAAATCTTGTTTCAACCCTACAATAGAAGAAATGTATTTAATAAAAAATGATAAAAATTATGCTATAGAAACAGGACATAAAGATTTGCATATGAAATACAAAAAACATGGATATGGAAATGCCTATTCCATGTTTGAAGATAATAGAATACACAAAAATAAAATAGTTGATATTTATTACACTGGCATACAAAAAATATATAGAGTAAAAACAAAAAATGGTTCTTATGTTGATTGTACTATGAATCATAAGCTTCCTACTCCAATGGGGGATAAAAAATTACAAGATTTAACTATAGGTTCAGAGTTGTATATTAAAAGCGTTTATGAAAAACATCCAGATAATTATAGACTTACAAATGGTATTTTTAAATCAAACATTCCAAAGAAAGGACAAAAGGGATTTCAAGTTATAGAAAACGGTGAGTCCCATAAGTTTATGTTAGTATATAATGAAAAAAAAGAAAATAAATGTCCTTGTGAAGTGTGTCATAGAGATTTTGATGGTTCTAAATTTGAATTGCATCATATAAATCATGATAGAACAAATAATAATAGAAAAAATCTTCAATGGTTATGTAATAGTTGTCATAAAAAACAACATTATAAAGATGGAAGAATTAAAGTTTTAGAGAAAGGTTTACCTACATTGGTTGATAAAATTGAAAGCATTACATATTTAAGGGAAGATAAAGTTTATGATATAGAAATGCAAAATCCTGCACATAATTTCATAAGTGAAAGTGGATTGGTTGTTTCTAATTGTTCCCATTCTCTTTCTTATGCATATGATAGTCTTTATGGAGCTTATTTAAAAGGCCATTACCCTTTAGAATATTATTCTGTTGCTCTTAATTATTATAATGGGGATGAGGAAAGAACTAAAAAATTAATTTCTGAATTATCTTATTTCAATATATCTTTAAAGAAACCCACTTTTAGATATTCTAAATCAACTTATTTTATGGATAAAGAGACAAATACTATATATAAAGGTACAAGTGCAATTAAATTTCTTAACGCCACAGCATCAAATTATTTATATTCTTTAAGAGATAATAAATATAATGACTTCGTTGACCTTTTAATTCAAATTACTAATGATAAAGACGATGAAGGGCGTGCTTACATTAATAGCAGGCAACTTGAAATTTTAATAAAACTACAGTTCTTTGAAGAATTTGGGCATAATGGTAAGTTATTAGATGTTTATAAAGCATTTACAAGCCTTTATGGACGTAAAGTTATTCAAAAGGATAAAATATCTGAACTACCTGTATCTCTTGATATAGTGGCTAAAAATGCTCTTACAGAGACCGACAAACAATATCGTGATGTCAACATAGAAAAAATCCTACATGAATATGAAAAAAGAGTCCCTAATAATAATTTAAAAGTTTCAGAACAAATTAAATTTGAAATGGAAATACTAGGATATATAAATACTACATATCCTGAAGTTGAAAAGTCTATTTGTTTAGTTAAAGATGTAGATACGAAATTTACGCCTAAAGCAACCATATATTGCTTAAAAAATGGGAAAGAAATTGAATGTAAAATTAATAAAAAAACATTTAAAACAAAACCATTTAAGAAAAATAGCTTGATAAAAGCAAATGAATTTGAAAAAAAACCAAAATGGATTAAAGTTGAAGAGGGATTTGAAAAATCAACAACTGAAACAGAATGGCATTTAGTAAATTATCAAATCATGAATGAGGAGGAATTATGTTAACATTTGAAGAATTTAATGATTACATAAAAAAAATAAGAGAACAATTAGAATATTCAGATAACTTAGACAATGTTCTAAAAAAAATGTCACCAGATTTTGGTGGCTTTTTTAATGCAGCAATTGATATAGCAATTGATTTATTAAAAAGAGTTATGAATGATGAAGATGAGTGGATAGAGTATTATATATATGAGGCTAATTGGGGGAAAACTTTTAAAGAAGTATATGAATCTGATGGAACACCTATACCATTAGAAACAATTGAAGATTTATATAATATAATTATTGACAGTAATAAAGAATAATGATATTATGGATATATAAAAAATAGAGAGAGGAAAGGAGAATAAAATTGATGACATGTGAGGTTTGTGGATGTGAGATTACAAATGAAAATATGGTTTCCGAAAACTTAGACATTTGTAATCATTGCTATCTTGAAAACGAAGCAATGTCAGGTAGGGTTTTGGATAATTTTTATCTTAATGTAGAAGACAGAATGAAAATTGATGAAATGTTAGAAGATTATATTGAAGATGAAGATTTAGATTAATACATTCAAGAAAGAAAGGGACAAAAGGAAATGTTTAAAGAAGAAACATGGGTTGATATTTATGGATATGAAAATCAATATAGAATATCAAACTTTGGAAGAATTTATAGTTGTAAAAATAATATTATAATGAAACTTTATAAAGATGCAAAAGGCTATATGAAAATCACCTTAAACAACAACGATGGAGGACATACATATTCAGTTCATAAATTAGTTGCGGCTCATTTTATACCGAATCCAGGGTTAAGAGACTCTATAAACCATATAGATGGGAATCCAGAAAATAACTATTATAAAAATTTAGAGTGGACGACTCCTTTAGAAAATACGCACCATGCATGGAAAAACAAATTAGCAACGGCAGAAAGTAAACAAAGAAAAGTATATAAATATAATTTAAAGGGTGAATTTGTTCAAGAATACGACTCGTTACAAAAAGCTGCAAAAGATGTTGGTGGGACACATTCAAATATATCTAGTTGCTGTTATGGCAAAAGACACAAAGCTTATGGATTTATTTGGAGTTTTGATAAAAAAGATAAAATTGATATAATAACACCAAAGAAAATTATGGCAGTCAATATTGAGAGAGAAGAAAAAATAATATTTAATAGCATTAAAGAGGCTGCGTTGCACGTTCGTCCTCAGAATGAAGTTTCTGCAAGAGTAAGCATTAATGCTTGTTTACGGCACGCTCTCCAACAAGCGTATGGATATTTTTGGGAGGAAATATGATGTTTAAAAATTATAAAAGACTTGTGATTATGGACACAGAAACTTCAGGCTTGTCTCCAGATAACGGTGAAATATTAGAATTGGGAGCAGTGGTTTTGACTCGCCCAGAAGGGGAAGAAAGATTTACGGAGCAAGAAGATATCTCAGTACTTATAAAAAATGATAACCCTATACCATGGAATATCACTCAAATCAATCATATAGATGATAAAATGTGTGAAAAAGATGGAATATCTAAAAAGGAATTTTATGAACTACTTACTACTATGTTTGGTCATAAAGATACTTTAATTATTGCATATAATACACCTTTTGATATGAAGTTTATTAAGGCTTTTATGAAAAAGATGAACAATGAATATGTAGTTAATAATGATACGCTGGATTTGTTAGAAATAGCAAAAGATAGAACCCATACATTTAGAGGAAATAAACTATGTGATATGTTAGTAAGATATGAAATAACAGACGAAGAAAATTCACATCGTGCTTTGAGTGATGTAAAAGCAACTTTAAAAGTTATGAGAGCATTCTGGAAAGAAAAAAATGATATTGAAAAGTATATAAGGAGATATAATGAGGGAATATAATTTTACGATTACACGCAACTATGTTTCTGACTGGGGTTTGATAGAGGGCGTTAGAGAAATACTACAAAATGCTATTGATAGTTCTGGAGAAATGTCTGTAAGTATTGATAATAATACTTTGACAATTAGCAACAAAGATGTAAAATTGCCAATAAAATCTTTGCTTATGGGCTATGGAACAAAAACAAATGATAGTTCTTCTATTGGTGGTAAGTCAGAAGGTTCTTTGCTTGCTATAATGGTATTAATCAGAGAAGGATACAATGTTCTTATTACAAATGACGATGAATATTGGATGCCTAAATTCACATATAATAAGGATTTAGAGGAAGAGATATTAACAATAGAGGTAGAACATTCTAACCCACAACATATATTTGAATATGAAATATCAGGATTAAGCGAATATGATATTGAAACTCTTTTAGAAGAATTTCCTATATTAGATAAAGAAATAAATGGGGAAAATTATGAAAGCGTTGAAACTCAATGTGGAGAAATTATATTAGATGAAAAATATCGTGGAAGAATGTTTGTTGAAGGATTACCAATTCAAAGAGATGAAAATTTTGAGTTTGGATATAATTTTAAAACTGAATATGTAAGATTAGACCGTGATAGAAAAGCAATTAATTACTATGAACTTAGAGGTTTAACTGCTCAATCTCTTGTAACTGCCGAAGAATGTCACCCAGAAATATTTAAAGCAATATCTAATAGCTGCGTTGATGCTAAAGATATTGAGGAAGTATTAGATGAAGCAGAAGATAATTTTTTAGATTCATATAGAACAATGTATTATGAAGAAAATCATTTGAAAGAAAATACTATCGTAGCGACACAAGCGGTGGCTAAACAATTACAACAAATGGGTATTAATGAACCTATATCTATAGGAAGTGAAATAGAAAGTTATCTAATAGCCAAAGCAAATGATAAACTAGATTTAGTGTATGAAGCAAAAATAGCTGTGCAAACTAAAACTAAACTAGAAAATGCTCTTGATAAATTATGTAGCTCTAAGTGGTTAACATTTATGGAACTTTACACAAAGATTCAAAAGTACTTGCCAAAAAAATGGAAAAAGATATTAAAAGAATTAATCGATTCTCTGGCTGATAGTGATATAAAGAATGTTATGAAATATATACCATCTGACTTCGATTATACTACGGAGAGTGCATACAAATTGAAAAGATGTATATTAGATAATAGCGAATTTTCATCAGAAAACACTATTCAATGATATTTAGTGGTGAAAATCCAGAGAGGGAAGTTATATGAATAAGAAGAAAATGTTTATAATCTCAGATGTCCACGGATACTATGATGAGATGATAAAAGCGTTAGAAGAAGCGGGATATGACGAGAATAATAGTGAACACAAATTGATATGTCTAGGAGACCTCACAGACCGTGGGCCTCAATCTCTAGCCGTTTATGAATACCTTAAAAGATTATCAGACGAAAACAAAGCAATAGTTCTCGCAGGAAATCACACATTATTTTTAATCCAATTCTTGCAAGGCTCATACAGCCCGTTTAATTATTTACACAATGGACTAAACGAAACAATAGCGGACTTTTGGCATAGAACAGCACCATTTGAAAGCTGGTGTATGCTAGAAGGTAATTATGAAATGAATCAAATTAACTATGCTAAATGGGTTGATATTTGTAGAAAAGATATTAATGAAGAATATCCTGAACTATTGCCCTGGTTAAAATCATTACCTAAATATTTTGAAACAAAGAATTACATAATGGTGCATGGGGCAATAGACACTAAAGTTCCTGATTGGCATCATCCACATTGCTATAGACATAACTTAACTGATTGGGATGCATTAGATTTTAACGATGGTTCATTCTTTGGTGAACCTATAACTAACACGGACAAAACAGTGATTATAGGACATTTTGGAACAAGAGCTCTAAGAGAGATGTATAACTTACCAATAGAAGAAGGACATGAAGATGATATTCTAACAAGAGATGATGGCAAAGTAATAGCAATAGATGCTACTACAGTTGCTAGTAAAAAAGTAAACGTTTTGATACTTGAGGATGAATTAGAAAACAAGGAGTAAAATACTATGAAGGTTGGTGTTTTATGAGTGAAAGTACATTAAAAAGATTAAAATTAGAAATGATAAGAGAATACGGAACTATATGTTGGTTTGGGAATATAGAAGATAATAAATTAACAGCACATCATATAATTCCTAGACGTGACAATGGATTAACTACTTGGGGGAATATAGCTTTATTAAATAGAAAATGGCATGACTTCTTTAATTTAATAGAAGCAAAAGACCCAAGAACTGCAAGGGAACTAAATGAATTATTCTATGAGCTTAATAGGACATTTGTTCCGCCTACACCTGAACATTTTGAGGAAGTCAATTGTTTACTTCAAATGAGAGGTTGGGACGAAGAGCAAAAAACATTAACTTTAAAATTTAAAAATAGGGGGATGTATTAAAATGGAAAAAGATAAAAAGAAAATTGGCGAAGGCGTTGGATTTGAAAGAATCAAAAGAATAACGGGTAATCCTACTAGAAAGCCCATAAACTAGCGTAAACTTATTAATATAAGGTTTCCTTAACTAGACTCCAATAAGGGTCATAAATAAAAAAATAATTAAGGAGGTATCGAGGGATGAATAACAATTCAAATCTCGAGTTTCGCAAAGTAAAATCGTTAGATTTCTTATATGAAGTAAATGAAAATGGAACAATATTTAGAAATGTAAAATCTAAAAAACAAAATAAAATAGTTTTAGATATGCACCATTCAAAGAAAGGTTATTATAAAACGTCAGTTCGTTTTAAGGGAAAAACAAAGAGAGTAATGTTACACACTGTAGTTGCTGAATGTTGGTTAGGAGAAAGACCAAAAAATATGAGTATAGACCATATAGATAGAAACCCTCATAACAATCATTATACTAACTTGAGATACGTAACCCATAGTGAACAAATGAAAAATAGACAATTAAGCGATAGAATTATAAACCAAGCAAAATTAAATTGTCTAAGACATACAATGACATACATTGCAAAGCCAGTAATAATTAGTAAAAATGATGTATCCATGAGATTTGATTCTATGTCTCAGGCCGCAGAGTATATCAGCAAAGAATACGGTCTAAAAAAAGAGCATATAAGAAGTAAATTAAAAAAAAGAAGAAAAAAAATATACGATTACGATATAGAGTATTTGCGAAATGTAGAGACTAGACACGCTGACTCTAAGGAGTAAGGAATAGTCCACAAATGTATCTAGTAGGCACGTTAGATAAATGGAATAATGCTAAAAAAGCCGAAGAAAAAGATAGAGAAAAACATAATATAAAGTAAGGAAGGGAAATAAAGAAAGATGAATTTTGAAATCGTAGATAAAAAAATACAAATTGATGAAAGAAGAAAGGCAACAATTAAGTTGATTAATGACCACTTTGAAAATGCTAAAAGTTATAATACGCCCAAAGCACAACTTATTATAGCTGACTTACCATATAATTTAGGTAGTTCTGCGTATGCTTCAAACCCTGTTTGGTACAAGGGGGGGGGACAATAAGAATGGAGAAAGTGAATTAGCTGGTAAAAGTTTCTTCGATACAGATGAGAACTTTAAGATAAACAACTTTTTTGATTTTTGTACTAGATATTTAAAAGATGAACCTAAAGGGAAGGTGTCACAAAGAGGAAAATCTAGTGATGCTCCTGCAATGATAGTATTTTGCTCTTTTGAACAAATGCATATGGTAATAGAAGAAGGCAAAAAGCATGGTTTAAAAAACAGTTATCCTTTAATCTTTGTAAAGAAAAGTTCTGCACAAGTTTTAAAAGCGAATATGAAAATAGTAGGTGCTTGTGAATATGCAGTTGTTCTTTATAGGAATAAATTACCTAAGTTTAGAAACATAGATGCAGAGGGTAAAAATCATATGATACTTAATTGGTTTAAATGGGAAAAAGATAACGCAAAAGAGTATCCTAAAATACATCCAACACAAAAGCCTGTAGGATTATTAAAACAATTAATTGAAATATTTACTGATGAAGGAGATGTAGTTATTGACCCAGTAGCTGGTAGTGCAAGTACATTGAGAGCTTGTATGGAATTAAAAAGAAGTTGCTACGGTTTTGAAATTAAAAAGAACTTTTGTAAAAAAGCAAAAGAAAAAATGCTTGGTGATGTTACAGAGCAAACGAAATTAGATATATAAAATGTTGACGATTACACTGAAAAATATCAAACTTTCAGTGTGGTTGTCAAGATAAAATAAAAGGAGATAAATTATGGAATATAAGGTAAGTTTAGAAGAACTATTAAAAAATGTTGAAAACGAAATAAAAGTATATCAAAATTTATACGATTGTAAAGATGACGTATTAGTAACACGTATGAGGGGCATTTTAAAGCTTTCTGAGGGCAAAACTGTTGAAGATATGCAGTCATACCTAAATGAGCTTTCAGAGCGTGTAGAGGGCTCAAAAGAGCCTGATATGGAGGATTTAGAAAAATACGTACGAGCACAACAACTTATTAGTGAAAGTCATGATAGCAGAGTAAGTATTGAATCTTCATTAAGAGTATTAACTTGGATTAAAAATATGATAGTTGGTGAACCTAAAACAGATGATAAGAAAGAGGATTAGCAGTTAGCTAGTCCTTTTTTTTACGCCTCATTGAATAAAAGTGGCGAAAGTGGCAAAAATATTCAATAAAAAAAGAGAGATGATTTTCTCTCTTATATCATTTGAATTAATGTTTCTTTTATTTGATTTTTATTTATTATCTTATGTTCTTCTTGTAAATACAATAATCCATCTTCAACCTTACCAGCAACATTTAAGTCAGTGTAGCCCATAATGTATTCACAACCTCGTCTTTCCATTTCTGCGATTACTTCATCTAAAGATATACTACGGGCATTATTCTCCATATATATCCACAAGCGAACCATTTCATCCTTGTTCCAGCTTTGTACGGTATAATACATTCCATCTAAAGTTTCTATTTTAAAGCAAAATTTATTAAACCAAAGTTTTTTGTCATTATATTTTCTTTTATAATCCTCTGTATCACGAATATCAAGTTCTTGTTCTTTTATATTTTCGTCAAATTCTTTTGCAGCATTAATTGCTTTTTCAATCATCTCAAATCTTCCTCCTATTTCAATCTCTAATCAAATCATCTCTCTCATATTATTAGTGCAGGGAACAGGAATTTAACCTGTATTATTTTAATAATAGTGCTGAATCACTTTTATTCAAAAGACTTTTTTAATAAATTATCCCTGCATATTAATATTATTTAGTGTTTTATTCTAAACACCACAAAGCCTAGGGGTAAAAAGAATAGGAGAATAACGCAAATCCCCAAGTGCTTTGTGCTACCTAGAATAAGGTAGCTCTTTCTTCCATGTAAAGGAGATACAAGAAAAAAAATGAAACCAATACCTAAGCCATTACAAGACGTCAATGAAAAGGTCTTAGTATGACTTTAGGAAATGCTACTTTGTTCATTGTCTAGGGTATTAGCAGCTTACCCCACCTTTAAACTAAGACTTAATACTTAACTTTGAGATGTCAGCCATCAACTCTTTACAAACACAGGATTTTATGTGTTTTCCATTCAATAACAATGAATTTACACCTACTAATCTGTCTAGTATACTAAACGCTTCAGTGTAAATAGCGTTTTATAAACGCCGTAGAGCAAATACACCCCATTACAATGTATTCACTCTACGCCATCTATAAAGATGACGCTATGTATAGTAGGAAGTATACTCTTGTGAGTATATTTAGCATCTTTAATAGATACTGCACCAACAATATAACCTTATCTTCCTAACTAGTATTAAAGAGTTGTAGCGAGTGTTAATTCACTCTTGCTATATTGTCAGTGCATTACCTATTAAACAGATAATGCATTCCTCGTACCCAATAGAGGAGTTAAACAAACAATTAAAAAATATTTGGAGAACTGATTACAATAAATCAATTCTAGTGCCTTATAGACACCACAGAATAAATAAAAGGCACCTGCAACGAAAATTCTATTCTCACTCGTCAGTTTTTCTCTTTTTATAAGCCATTACTAGTATAGGCTTAAAGGATTAAAAGTCCTTCCCTTTTACCAGTTTTTATTTATTCTATGCTACCTATAAGATAGCATTGTAAAACATTGACACATCCCACAAACATAATATTTGCCCGACAGTAATTACATTATATCATATTATTTTTGATTTTGCAACTCTATTTCGTCCCATTGTTTAATAATTTTTTGACTAAACAAACATTCTTTACCAGTCCAACCGTATAAAAGTGCTCCTCTATATAAATATTCTGGTATAAGCACATTGTCATATCCAGCAGTTTGAACTGAGAATATATTAACTTTTGGGTTAACTTCTGAACGATATTTATTAACTAATTTAAGGACATCAATATATGAATTCCATGATGCTTTATCAAGTTTAAAATCTTCCCCATCAATAATATATGAACGACCTTCACCATATAACCCGCCATGTCCTGCTTGCATATCAGAGTAAATAAATATATTATCATATTTTATTTTTTTATCAATAGCTTCTTTAAAGAATAGCCAAATACCATTTTCTGTACTTCCACCAACTTTTCTTCTTGCATCTTCTGAAATATGTTTAGCTTGATATAAGGCTCCATTGCGTTTTGATATAGGATAATTAATTAATCTATCACCAAAAGCAAATATTTCACCATCCTCACTATTCATAGCAGTAATAACTGAACTTAAATTACCTATTTCAGCAATTGTCATTGTTCCATATTCGCTGTTGAAAGTTCCCCAAGCACTGCCAGAATTGTCGCATAAACAAGCAGTTTTACCTTTTAATTTAGGCATATTATCTAAGCTTACATCTATACATTCTTCCAGTTTATCCATTAATAGAGTCTTAAAATAATGAATATCTTTACAATCTTTGATTTGATTTAATGCTTGATAATATCTAAAAGGAAATTGCTTACCGCCTTTTACGCCACTGACAAGTTCATTTAGAATGCTAGTAGCTAAATCATTATCGCCGTCATTTAATTCCTTAAAAATATTTCTAAGATTTTTTAGCAATGCCATATGTGGGATTTTTATTGTAGAAAGTATTTCTTTAAAAGACTTACCTTCACTTCTTAATCTCTCCCAAGTAGTAGTTTGTTCATCAACCTCAATTGTCCCAGTTTTCATTAGTTCATTTACACAATAATTTGAAGCGTGGCATACTCTTATTGTATCTATAAGACCCACTTCAGCATTTTTATATTTTGCCATTTCATACTTAGACATTCCATTAATTCTATCAGCCCATGAACGCTTTAAAATAGATGGAATTTTAGATTTATTTTCATTTAAGTATAAATAAAGAGAAAATTGAGTAGCTGGTTCGTCTGCTCTACGCATAATTTTAGAATTTAGTTCTCTAAATTTACTAGGATTATTCTTAGTAAACTCTTTTCTATTAGGATGAATAGATGCCAATACCATGATTAGTTGAGGATTTAATCTCATGTAATAATCATATCTTAACTCTTCTGCCCATCTAATAGTGCCTTCAAAGTCATAATCTAACGCTTTATTAATAGAGTCTATCATTAATTCAGAAGCAGTAGTTCCTTTTTTAATGTTAAATAAAAGGTATTTATTATCTACTTCTGTTTCAAACTTTCTATCTCTAATGCCAGATTTTCTATAATATTGTGGTTCTCCAAATATTGAAGATGCTGATATCATTTTTAAAGTATCAAGAGGATTAAATTCGTAAGAAATTCCACCCATAAAGTTTACCACAGGTTTCTTTTTCTCTATTTCTCTATTTTCTTTAACAATTTTACTAATTTTGCTCATTTTCTTTTTCTCCTTACAAAATAAATATAATAAAACCCTTGAGAATATTTTAAAGACTGTTTAATTGCTTTAACAGAGCATACCTTTTTTTTAATAATTTACAGTTATTAGATGTAAGTCTTTAATCCGCATCAAGGGTATTAATAACAAAGAATAACTTGAGAATGTTCAAAAGAATATATAATTAAAATTAATTTACCTCACTAACAAAATCCTAAAATGTTCGATGTAATTCTTTTGCCGCTTCAAGTTATACGGAAAGGAATGATTACACTCATTAAAAGTGAATTTTACCTACTTAGTTACAAAATCAGTAGCATACTTTGTAACAATGATAATGGTTGCCTGTCTAGGGCTCGAACCTAGAAATCCACGAGTCAAAGTCGTGTGTGTTACCTATTTCACCAACAGGCATTTTCTTTGGCAGGTGCTACAAGAATTGAACTCATATCCAAGGTTTTGGAGACCTTCATTCTACCATTAAACTAAGCACCTACCTAAATGGTGCCACATCTCCGACTCGAACAGAGAACCTACGCTTTACAAGAGCGTTGCACTGCCATTGTGCTAATGTGGCATATGGTGGACAGTATCGGATTCAAACCGATGACCTCTTGTGTGCAAGACAAGCGTTCTATCAACTGAACTAACCGCCCATTTGGGCTTTTCAGCCCGTTTAGATATGTTGCCATTTGAAGTTAATTAAGAAGCATCTCTCTAATATCTTAACTTCTCTTACATTATAACATATTATTTGTCTTTTGTCAAATCTTTTTTGATTAATTCTTCATAAATTTCATCACTTTCTAATTCACATTGTGAAATAATACTATTATCAGTTAAAATTATTTGATACAGTTTGATTCTATCTTTTCCACGTTGCAAATCGCCTTGATATTGAATATCTTTTATTTCTTCTCGTTTTAACCATATCTTCCTATTAAGAATAGTGATTAAAACCCATTTAAGCGTCTTCTTCGCCAGAATTATCACCTACTTTATTCTCCAAAATATATAATAAATTATTAAAATTAGTTTCATCGCATAAATCATCAGAAATGATTCCTTTATTTTTCTTTTCTAAATATTCTTTAATGTCTTTAATCATTACATGTTTAATACGTTCGTCTATGTGTCCTAAGTTTTGTGAAATGAAAGTGCATATCTCACTTGTAACATAAGTTCTACGACCTAATGCATACCTAAGGGCCATAATCATTATATCTTCAAAATCATCATCTTTGTCATGTATTACTTTGCTTTTGAAATGACACATATTAATCTTCCTCTACCTTTGTTATTTCGGTTATTTCCATACCCCATGTGTCCATAATTTCCTCATAATCGCCTTGCTCTGCTTTTAATGATGCTGAAAGTTCATCTTCTGCATAAACAATTCCATAACCACTAATTGTAGCATTAAATTCAAATTGGTAACATTTTTCTTTTGGTTCTGGTTCTTCTGGATAGCTACCAGCTCCTAGTCCCATTGTTTCAATCTTATCTTCCATTTTATTCTACCTACTTTCTTAATAAGATTATAACATATTTAAGTATGGATGTAAAGAAAAAAAAAGAAGAACAAAAGTCCTTCTTCGTTAGGGGGTTATTTTGCAGTGAATTTATTCTCAACTACAATTAAATAATATCAAAAATGTAGCTATAAGTCAACTGTTTTTTTCTGACTTTCTTCAATAATTTTATCGGCATCACCCGCAACTTTACAGCAACACCATAAACAATAACTAATTATTAAGAACACCCCTGTAATTATTCCTACCATAGTATATCTCTCTCACCTATTTTCTCTTTCTTAATAATCTCAAACATATCATCAATATTATCTAATAGGTCATATTGTTCATCACTTATTGATGTTCTAGCAAATTTCTTGCTTACAAGGTCTATAAAGAATGTATGTGTGCCATCTTCGCCCATATAGCACTCATCCCACTTTTCATCCCCAATAATCTTTCTAATATCTAGTTGTTTCGTACATAAATTATCACAAGATATAACCTTGAATTTTTCAAAGTAATTGTTTAGATTATCTGCTAACCACTTTATTTTACCATCAATTTCATCTTTGTGCTCATTTTCATAGTAAGTTTTCCCACGATTTTTCATCGTTTTATAACCTAAAATTAGTATTTTAAGGTTATTATTGGCTAACTTATCTAATTCTTCCTTTGTGATTATACCAGCAATAGTATGAATAACTGCATTAGGGAACTCTTTAACCAACTTAATAAACTCATCAGTAGGCTCAACTAAAGAAATGCCAAGCCCTTTAATTAAATTTGCATTTATAAGGCTTCTAATAAAGTCTATATGTTTCATAAAATGCTTTTGATTCACTGTCATGCTAACAATAATCTTTTTGTCTTTCATATTTTCTAAGAACCAAACCAAATCTGGATGAGTTAAATCGTTACCATTAATAGCAAGTTCAGTATAAGGATGAAGTGTATCAAAAAACTTTACATTTCTTAAATCTGCATGTTCACCTTTAGGGGTACAACCTTGGTAGCAATTATGCACCAAAATATTATTTGCTATATATGTATGACATTCGGTTTCTAAATTATATACATATTGCATATCGCATATTTTATCTTTTCTTATAAGCTCATCTTTACCATAAGCCATAGACTGAGAAACATTATTATCTAAGTTTTTTCTAGGGCAACAAGGGCGTGTTAACCACAAGAAATTATTCCACTGATATTTTCCTCTTATTCTAATAGTATAAACAGGTTTATATCCACGAGAATACCTTTCTATATCTTTTTTTACTTCTCTAACATTTTCAATCTCTAAAATTGATAAACATCTTTGAACCTCATCTAAATAAACTAGGTTTGTATTTGTTATTCTAATATTACATCTCTCAACCCCTATACTTCCCTCTGTATCGTACATCCCAGCTACAAATCCAGCTGCATATTCTCTTGTGTTTATATTCCCTATACTATCATCAAATAATTTGTTTAACTTATTGAATACTTCTTTTGAAGCATTAGTGACAGCAGGTATTATAAAGCCATGCATATTAAAATCATTCCAATAAAATCCATCTATAAATTCTGAAGTACAGTTCATAACCATTTCATTTATTTCCTTATCCTTAGTTACAAAACGACATAAAAATTTAGAATGTCCATTTTTTGTTATACTCGAACAACGTGTACCATCTCCTGCCCAAGCCCCTATCATATATCCTAGTTTATAATCCTTAGAACTATAGTCAATTCCTTTAAGATATGGTAATTGTATACTAAATAAATATTTTCCTATTTCGATGTCTTGTATTTTTGAATATTTCCTACTATGATTTTTACCTCTACCTTCTGCTAAAAAAGGATGATTTGGAGTAGCAGTAATTTTTAATCCAGACTCTGTTTCAACATTATACAATTCAGATTCAACATGAACAAATGTTTTTGTTACTTTACTTTTAATTATTTTTCTTTGTTTCCCATTACCTAAAGAATTTTCCTCGTATCCTATTATTATATCGCCTATTTTTACGTCTTCAATATTTTTATAAGAGTAATCTCCCATTAAAATTTTTGTTCCAGCAACTAAACACCAGGCACAACCCCCATCACAATGGTTACTTATGTTAACATCACAACTCTCTGCAAAGTCAAAGTCAAATTTATCATCATCAGGATTTTTAGTTTCATGTATTTTAGTACCATTACTTAAATTAATGCTCGTAACACAATTACCATTAATATAGGTTCTCCAATTACTACCCATCATATCCATATCTCCCAAAAGCAACTACAGATTCTCCGCCAGGAGTTGTATATTCTTCACAATAAGTTTCTAATTCGTCGCTTTCATAAAATTCTTCATAAGTCATTATCTCATAACAATCCTCAAGATAGTTGTCGATTTCTTCTTTAGTAACTGCATTTAAAACTTCAGGTGTAAGTAACTCATTTTGTTTATTTTTTCTATCTTTATAATCTTTATAAGAATATTTTTTGTTATTGAATGTAAAAGTATTATTATTCCAATCTACATCCATACTTCTCAACACGATTTGCTCTCTTATATATTTATCTTTTTCATCAGGTGTCATTAATTTTTCTTCATCATTATTATAAAACATTTCACCTTTTTTAAATTTTTTATATTCTTCTTTAGTACACATACAAAGTGAATGTGAAGAACTTGAGTTAGTTTCAAAAACCCCAAATCTAATTTTCTTCATCTTAATTTCCTCCATTTTTTAAATAATTAATTTCATATTCTAATTGTTCTACTTTTTCTTTTAATCTATCGTTTTCTAATTCTAAAGAGCCACCATCACACCATTTTCTTAAATAACCCTCATCAAACTCTCTTTTATTTATTATAGACTGCCCAAATAAGTCACAGGCACTAGATAATAATCTTTGTAACCTACATGCTTGTTCTTGATTTAATTTGCTATATGATTTATCTTTATATATTCTAGCACAGTTTTCTTTATCCCAATATGCAACCATATCATAACTTATTTCTCTAATCAATTTTAAAGCCTCTTTAAGGGTTAAATTAGAAGCAATATACTCTATAGCTATATTTACCCTGTCCATATTTAATTCGTCCTCATAGAAGCTCTTTCTAGGCTCTAATTCAGTCATCTTAATCACGGTCCAATTCTATTGAAGAGGAAGGCGATAACACCTCACCTAGCAAATCACTATAAGTTACCATATCTCTTAATAACTCATCTAAATCATGCCAATCTGTAAGTTGATGATTAATATCAACAATTTCATCTAAATCTCCTTCGTATTTTTCAGGGAACACAATATCTCTATCATAACGCTCTTTAACATATTTCTTAATTCTTTGAAAATCGTGATTTTCTTCTACTTCTTCAATTAAGTCTTCATAACTTAAAACATCATATTTATATTTGTTAATAATTTGTGAAACTAAGTAAGAAACCTTTTCTCTTAGTGTATTATAAGTCACAATTCCATTTGCATTAACAAAATTAATTATTAGTTGTCTGCTAGGACTTAAAAAACCATAATTTTCTTCTTTATTATATACCAAAGCATGAGTGGAACTTGAATTAGTTTCAAACACACCATTTCTAATCTTAATAACCATTATCGTTTCCTCCTTCTATATGAGAATTTTCTCCTAAAAGAAAATCTAATAATTCTTCGTCATCATTATATATATCTTCTATTTCTTCTTGATACCAATCTTCGTGGTCTACATAACCATTTTTATATTCTTCATAGGTTGGTATCTCAAAATCAATACCTAAATTATGCAGCCTTTCTTGTATGGGTTTGATTCTATTTTCTAATGTGTTTTCGTCATAGTCATAACACACCAAACATCTAATCATATATGCCAATTTTTCTTCTATTGTACCCCAAGTATCCCATTCCCAGCCAAATTCTCCATACCATGCTGGATTAACTTTTATTGGTCTTTTATCATTTTTACGAGGCTCAACTACAATTACATGTGTTGAACTAGAGTTTGTTTCAAATATATCATTTCTTATCTTTCTCATAATTAATTTCCTTTCAAATAGACATCGTTATCTTTTTTATATTCTATTAGTTTTTTCCAAAAATCACTATTAGGATATGGATATTCCTTTATATATCTATTCCAATATTTATCTTTTACACAACCTTTTTTGTCAAACCAATCGGTTGGAGGTTCTTCTAAGCTTTCATTAATATCATGCCCTTTACTATCGTAGTCATATTCAAAGCCAATAGTTTTTATGTTATATCCACGATATTCATCTCCACCAATAGTTATATAACTGTTTTTATTAAAAATAAATCTTTTAACAAACTCTTTGTCTTTTATTAATCTATTAAGAATATTTTTGTTTTCTAAATCACAAGCATGGTCTATATAATTTCCCCATCTTTCCTTCAGTATCAAAAATCCATCTTCCCCAGTTAAATCCCCATTAGAACCATCTCTGTCGATATAATTAAATACATCTTTTGGGGTTGGTGTATAATCTTTATTGCCAAATAACTTTCCCACACTTCTATTACTTGGTTTTTAAAAGTGTCAAGTTCTTCTACATTATTATCTTTTAATAACATATAAGCATAAGCCAATTTTTCATCCCAACTATCACACAAACGACACTCTTCTCTTCCGAATCTATAATCATGGTCTAAACTATCATACGCATTATAGTCATCTTCTTTAACTTCTTTAGGAACCACAATTGCGTGTGTACTTGAGCTATTTGTTTCAAAAATTCCATATCTAATCTTTCTCATTTTTATATCCTCCTACTATTTCTACTTCAACTCCAAAACTAAACCATAAAAATACAATCCCAAATATATAATTTATTGTTTTATATTTTCTAACATATTTTTTACTTTCATTTTCTCTTTTAAATACAACTCCAAGACCTAAATCATATTTATTAAATTCAAATATTGGCTTTATTTTCATCTGATACTCCCATTATGCTTCTGCATTTTTGTAAAACTTTTATCAATAGAGTATAGTTAAGCATAACTTCATAACCATGCACTCTATATACTTCTTCTATGTCATGTTCAGGATTAATACTTTTTATTTCATTTTCTAAATATGAAATAAATTCTTTTTGTTGACTTAACAAGCCACAATTTCATATCTTTTATAAGGGTGTGTTTCTTTTTTATGTTCTTCTATAAGTTTAGTTAAATTTTCAAAACTTATAACATTTGTTTCTGTATTCATTTAATCATCACTCATTCTTTCTATATAAATTCCATAATTTATAACTTTACCATTTTCTTTTATAATTGCATTTTGGAAATATTCCAACATAATATCGGCGTCTTTTCCATAAAATGTATTCCCTATTTTTTCACAAGTATAACCTTTTAAGTCATTCCATATTTCTAAATTACTACATATATTATTTTTCGCAGGTGTATATTTTATATAAATTCTATTCATTTACTCATCACTCTCTACTTTCTCTAAATCAAAACCAAATGTCCATAGTTTTCTTTTAAATGGATTTTTGAATGTAAATAAAGGATATTTTATTAAATATAATTTAGGATTTCCAGGTATATTATCGGCTTCTTTAATATCAATTATTTGCCCCTTTAATCCATTATTAATTACTTTATCTTTAATCTTTAACATTACTATTCCTCTCTTTTTCTTTTATTCTTTTTATAAATTCATCTGTATTGGCTATAAAATAGTATTTCGCTATTAATCCAAATAATCTAATTACAGGTACAAAGGATAATAATAGATAATCTATAGTTGCTCTTGCATATCCATAAATTTTAGAATTGTTATTTGTTGCCTTTCTTAATTTATCTCTAGCTTTTATAAATTGTTTTCTTGTTAGTATTCCACTAGCTATGTAAATAACAAAATATATTAATACTGTGCTTAAATAAAATTTAATCATTACTATCACTTCCTT